CATCCAAGGGCCGTCCAATCCGAACAAAGCAGAGACGGCTGTTGCGGTTACGGATACACCTACCGCCCCTGCCGTTGGTTCACCATCCCCGAATGTCTCGGAAACGGCGTCAACCGTCAGCGATACGGGCACGGCACCAGCCGTAGGATCACCATGCCCGTCTGCGGCTGAGTCTGCGTCCACCGTCACGGATGCCCCGGCGGTCCAGGGTCCATCCAACATCTCTGTGTCCGAGACAGCCAAGGCGGTTACGGATACGCCCACCGCGCCAGCCGTAGGGTCGCCATCGCCGTCCGTATCCGAAACTGCCACCACACTTACGGACACAACTGCAACTCCATCTGTCGGTTCGCCTTCTCCGTCGATAGCAGAGACAACCTCGGCGGTCACGGATACGCCGACTGTTCAAGGTCCGCCGAATATATCGAAAAGCGAATCATCTACCGTTACAGACGCAGGGAGCATTTCCGTATCTTCCGCACCAGACCCAAGCGTCTCTGTTTCCGACAGTTCGACAGTTACTGATTCCGTTATCCCCAAAACCTGCATTGTCGTCAATGAAGGCGTATCGGTTTTTATAGAGTCAGTTCCCGGTTCTTCCATCTCGGTTTCGGACGCAACGACAGTTACGGATACGGTTCACCCCAAGACCTGCGTTTGCGTCACCGAATCCGTGGCGGTCAGCATCGGCGCACCCGATACGAACGTCCATCCAAGTGCCACGGAATCAACGGCGGTTACGACGACTCCAGCCGTTGAATTCGACCCTCAATACATCTATGACGTTGGCACTATTTCAGAGTCCTGTCAGGTCATCGTCGTCTCAAACACGGTTGTTTACCCAGCAGGGTCTGACACTAGCGCGGTGGGAGAGGTCGTTGTCTTGTCCCTCGCGTCGATACCTGATCGTTCCGTCACAGTTCTCGATTCAAGCTCGGTCGGGGATTCCGCCCTCCAAACCCTCACCTCGTCTTCAATGGCGAACTCGGAATCCTCGACCCTTAGTGAATACGCGGCTGTAGCATTTCAGATAAAGCCTCAAATCTCAGAGACGGCCATAACAGTTTCTGAATCCACGGGTCAAGCGTGGGGAGTAAACGTCTCGGTGTCGGAGTCATCGGCGGTCACGGAATCAGAAGTCACGCAACCCGGTGGAAACGCCAATGTGAGCGAATCTACGGCAGTAACCACAACGCCCACGGTACAAGGTCCGTCTAATCCTGCGATTGTCGAGACTCTTTCGGCTGCGGAATCGGTCGTCAACGTCGTCATCGGTGGGCCGACCATTCAAATATCCGTGGCTGAAATCCCCGTTGTAGTTAGTACGCCAGGAATCTCCATAGAGGAAATAGGCGACCTTTCTACGCAGGTGTTGGACACAACTGCTGTCAGCGAATCCGTAAGTCTTGGCGTAGGCTCACCCAAGCCGTCTGTCTCTGATACCTCGGCGGTCACGGACAGCCCCCTGACTGACCTGACGAGGACGATGTCTGTGAGCGAGGCGGCTACTACCGTGGGCGAGTCCTTCGGTGCCAGTATCGGCCCTTTGGCCTCCACGGGGGCGGACGCGGTCGCGGTGGCGGACACCCCCACGGTCCAGGGGCCATCGAACATTTCACGCGGAGAGGTGATTAGTGCCACCGATACACCCACGATCCAAGGCCCGTCGAATATCACCACTTCGGATTCGATTCATGTTATGGACTCGCTTACGTCCCAACCCGGTCCCAATGTTAATGTTTCCGACTCGACAACCGTATCCGAATCTTTTGGACAGGGTGCGGTTAATATCAGCGGCGGGGGCGGTTCATGCGAACTAGACCTCAAGATTTTCGTCAATAAGTAGGAGGATAATATGTCTAATTCTTTAGCTGGTCGCCTCTGGACGGTAGATACCGTTGGCGTTCTGACCCACAATCCTATCACGATTGAACGGGTCATCTTCTTTCCGAGTGCGGCCAACAACGAACTGTGGCTTACGAGCTACAACCCCAACTCAAAGATTACGGTGGGTTGCAAATCAAACTTGGCTGGTTCAATAACTGGCACCAGGACGTTCACCTCTGCTGGAAACATCCCGGCTGGCGTTGTGGCTGGATCAGTATTTGAATTGCTACATGAGACGACATTGGCCTCATCGAACACCACGGAATGGGCCGATAAGGTTCAAATCGCTCCCAAACGGTTCCTTGTGACTACGGCTGGTGATACCAATGCGGTTATCGTTGAAAACGGAGCATGGGGCAACGAGGGGCCGCTCTATTACGATTGGGCGACCTATACGGGTGGCATCGTGGATGTGCATATCAACGCGGGTGCGGGCGACAAGTCTCCCGTGACATGGTGGGCACCCGAGGGGTGGCGTTCATACCCGAACCTCATCCTTCAGACGATTACTGCGGGTAGCGCGGAGATTTATATTAAGTGATTTATCACCATCGGAAAGAGACGGAACGGCCCGAGAAGCATTGGCGATACTGTGTTCTCTGCGGTCAGAACTATGCCCAAACAGAGATATTCTACACCAATGCCACGAAGATTCCTGTCGTCGGGGAAGTCCTGACGGGGACTACATCGGGCAAGTCCGCTACCGTTTCCGAGGTTAATCCGCTTAATGCGGCTAACGGCATGGTGGTCGTTACTGCGCCTACGGGAGAATTCATTGACCTAGAGCCAATGACGGGTTCATCTGGGGCGGCGGCAACGTGCCACTATTATGCAGAGAAGCGATATGGTATTAGCTATCCCGAAGATCAGCTTGCCATGTATGAGGGCAAGGAATACTGCCTTGCACATTACGGGGCGCTGACGATAAAGATTTGGGATAAGAGTACGGTGGACCTGAAGGAGGTTCGATGACCATTAGAATCGTTCCGGTGGGGGATAGACTACTCGTGGAGATTGAGGATATCGCCGACAGAAAAGTGGGGAGCATCGTCATCCCCGACAAGGCGGCAGAGCGCATGAGGGTCGCCAAGGTTATTGCCGTAGGTCCAGGGTGCAACGGAGATTTAAAGATGGGCGACAGGATTGTTTACGATGTCATGTCGGGACTAAATGTGCATATGCCCCGCTTTGGAATTGTGGACGATAACAAGTTTCGGTTCCTTTTCCCGAGCGAGGTTATCGCCAAGGTAGAGGAAGATGGAGGCGACCTTGGGACTTCGTAGTTTCATCGACTTCCGCGAGGCGTTGCGCTTTAATTTGGGGCAACGGACAGATTTGACGGCCTATCTTGGGGGATGGGTCAATCAAGCGTATAACGACTTCTGCACACGCAATAGGTTCTGGTCGCTTTCCCTGCCCAAGTATTTTGTTTTCCCTGAACTCCTGACGGCAACGATAACGCCCACGGTAAGTGGCGTGGCGACGATTGCCGTGCCATCAGATTGCGTGTACGTCAGGCATATTTGGGATTCTACGAGTGACGCGAAACTCGACAGGATACGCTTCTTCAATTACGTCAAAAGCACGGGTCGGGCCAATGCCACATCGCGCCCAACTCAATGGGTGAGGGACGGAAACAGCATCTATCTCTACCCCACTCCCGATGCGGCCTATTCTCTGTATGTCTATTATCGGAAACGCCCCGACCCGATGATGGGGGACGTTGACACCACCGAGATAGCCGCCGAATGGGATGAGCCAATTACTATTCTTTCTACCATCTTTACTCTTGAACGACTCAAGGAGTTTGACAAGGCTGAACTGTGGAAGAAGGAATGGCTGGAAATGATGGGCGCTAAAATCGGTATCTATGACCGTGAAGATCGGGACATGGCTAGCACATACCTGCAACCCGACTACGTTTACAAACAGATGGGAAAATATCAGGGATAACATGGACTCAGATATTTCTCCGCGCAAGACGATTACGGTGCAACGGATTTACAGGAACGAGAAAGTTCGTCGCTTCGCGCACCGTCTCCCCGCTAGGTTCCAGCCATCGTTTTGGAAAATATTCGCGTGGGCGAAGTCGCTCCATCCCGCCATCGACAAGCGGTTGCGGGGCGAACAGATAGACTATTTCTATGTCGAGGAAAGAACTTATCCTAATAACTAGGAGGATGTCATGCCTATAACTTCAGATGGAAAAAGCACTATCACGGCACTTGTGGGTGGATTCAACGGCTACGTCGCCTTCTGCGCGTTGGCCCTAGACTCAAGCTCCAATGCCTTCGATAAGGGCCAATCTGGTCCCGTTGCAGAAATTTCGTCAGGCGGACTGAGCCGCGCTTCGGCCACGGTGAGCAGGGGAACGACGAGCGATTCCAACGATACGCTTGAGTTCTATAAGTCCTGGACTTGCACAAGTGGTCCGATTTCGGTTAATGCGGTCTGCGTGATGAACAATGCGTCATCGGGAGGCACGATGGGGTCGCGGGACGTTCTGCCATCGACGCGCACCATGCAGACGGGCGACACTATTTCGGAGCAGATTAACTGGATATTTGGATAAGGAGATAGGTTGTCCGGACATCGTCTTACAGAGGAAACTAAGAAAAAAATTAGTATTACTCTGCAAGGCAGAAGGTTTTCCCCGGAACACAGAATGAAAATCTCTCTTTCCGGCTTGGGGAAACACCGCATTGGTCATCCCCAGACGGAGGAGACTAGATTAAAAATTAGCCTTTCTAAGAGGGGCATTCCCAAGTCCGCTGAAACCAAGGAAAAACTAAGATTGGCTAATCTCGGGAAACATCCTTCCGAGGAAACGCGAAAACTCCTTAGTCTATCTCATAGGGGTAGAATCGTGTCCCAGGAAACACGAGATAAATTGAGTGCGGCATTTAAGGGTCGGCCACTTTCAGATGAATGTAAACGCAAGATATCGATTGCACTTCTCGGTAAAAACAATGGCCTAGTGGGATGTCTGCATCCATGTTGGAAGGGTGGAATAACTCCAGAAAACGTAAAATTGAGAACAAGCCCTCAATATAAAGAATGGCGTAAGGCGGTTTGGAAAAGAGACTCTTACATATGCTTAATTTGTGGACAACCCGGGAAAAAACTTAATGCTCACCACAAGGTTTCCTGGAAAGATTCCCGGGAATTAAGATATGACGTATCCAACGGAATGACCCTATGTACGGATTGTCATAGGGAAATAACGCTAGGCAGAGGATAGTTGTGTCATATATAGTATATAGCGTATCGCCACTTGCCCACATGATGGCGACGGATGCCCCGTCGTTGTTTACTGCCCAGGGGTTCTCGCCGTGGACCCTGAACGGACGGGTTGACAAGAAATCGTTTATGAAGCGGTGGGGGTACTCACAGGATCGGTGGGTAGGAAGCGGCGTTCCGGTGCTGGCGATTACCATTTACCAGAAAGCCGACGGCACCCGCTATACGATTTTCCTTACGGATGAGGATGCTTGCCTGAAGCAGGACGGGGCTACGTTCTCCTACATCACCCCGATGGATACACATACTCAAGCAGTTTTCGATATAAACGGAAATGTTGTTACATTTTTGGGTGTACCCAAGGGAACTCCGGGTGGTCCGGTTCATCAGTCTGACCAATATTGCGTTAAGGTCGGAAATCTCAAAGTTGGCGACAAGTTTATCCTCAATGATGCTTCCTATGCCCCCGACTATCACGCCAATTACCAGCCCGATCCTGCATGGGGGACGATAACGGACATTACCTCCACGTTGGCATGGGGCGATCTCTGGATTACGTCGATTACCCTTGCGGATGATTATGCGGGGACAAGGGTAGCCGGTTATCAATTTATTCCAGGACCACCCTATGGGGCCGACTGTATCTTCCGCCACGTCTATTCCATTGAGGATGGTGATATGTGGTCGTTTACGGCGGCGGCAAGCGTGTTCTGCTTTATGAACGCCAAGGTTCCCGTGCAGTTTTGGGATGGAACAGGATACGCTCAAGACCTCATCATGTGCCACGTTTCTGTCGATGAGTCGGTCGCGGTGACGGCAACCGGGACGGTTAGGAGCGGCATCGGGACTTCTCAGGCTGTGGCGATTACTGAATCCGTATCGTTGAGTATAGCATAATGGAAATCGTCAAGGCTAAATACTGCGCCAACTACGCCGAGCGGCTATTTATCGCCAATCTTGAACAAGATGGCGTTCTTATGCCCTATACCGTGCGCTGGTCTAAGGAAAACGACGCAACGAATTGGACGGATACATCGGCGGGTCAAATGGACTTGCTTGACACCGACGACTACATCACGGGCCTGTGTCCCAATGGCCCATATCTTGTGATATTTAAGAGCGAGAGCTACAGTATATGGTATAGGACGGGGGTGGCAACCAACCCCATTCAGCGCAGTTCATGGCGGCTTGGCATCGGCTGTCCTGCCCCCTACAGCATCGTCCCCTACATGGGAACCGTGGCGTGGCTTGGGCGAGACGACTTCTATAAGTTCAACGGCGACCAAGCCGTTGCCATAGGCGAGTCTATCCGGCACACCTTCTTTGACATCGTGGCTGACTCTGAACTAAGGCGCGTGTGGGCGGGGGCTAATTACTTGACCTATGAAGTTATGTGGGTAGCCCACGCCATCGGCATCGGGAAACTTGCCTTTGTTTGGAATTGGAAACACAATGAGTGGTACATCTACCAGATGGCAGACGATATTACCTGCCTTGGGAGAGGCGTACCTGGCCCGGCGGCGGCTCCTCCGTATCCGAATATCAACATTGATACGGTACAGACAGTTGTTCCGCTAGAGGCGGTTCAGGTTAGACCGCAACCCCTAATCGGATTTGATTCCACCGTTGTTACGGATGCTCCGATAGTCCAGGGTCCGCCAAACATTTCCGCGTCAGAGGCAACGGCGGTTACTGCAACGCCCACGGTGGTTAGACCATGAGGACAATCTAATGGCGTCACTATATCCTGTACCTCCGTCTAATCTGCGCGTTTTTGCGACGGGCGCAAACTCCATCGGTTTCACTTGGACAAATAACGATAATTACGATTATCTTGAACTTTGGTATAAGGCAGAGGGGGGGGCGTGGGCCAACACCTTCGAGGATATAGAGGGGCGTTCCGATTGGGATTATACGCAATCCTCGAATACTAGATACCACTACAAGATTCGGGGCCATAGTCCCATCAAACCGAATCCGTCAGACTTCTCAAATGAAGTCAATATCTGTCTATTCTCGGACGATGTAAACACTTGGATTTCTGAGGGGTCGGCTGAATCCGGCAGTACCGACCACCCCGTCGGCCCCCCCGCTCCCATCAACTATACCGATACCGTCAACGTCACCATTGGCATCGGTCATCATATTGCCGAGGGCGGCACGATCAGGGATTCATGGTCAACAGACATCAGCGTCACGACCAAGGAAATCGGGTCGTCCACCTTTGCCCTGGGGTACTATTACTACCTTGGCACAAGTTCGGGGATGGTTTGCACCTATGCCGAGGATTACAAAGGCGATAACGGGGCTTCCATAGACGCCTATTGGAAAAGCAAGGTTATCGCCTCGCAGGACATATCGGAGCAGTTGACCGACAACTGGATGTCCCTCTACAAAATTCAGGTATGGTACGTTGACCTATCAGCCAATACGCAGATTATTGTATCCGTGACGCCGGATGGAAACACCTGGGTGTCTCAGGCGCAGACGGTAGGGAATGGAGACGGATCGACAAACTTTGCCGACTTCTTCTTCGTCACGACATCGCCTACGGGCAGTTTCCAATACAAGATTGAGCAACCGTCAAACGACAAGAAGTTTCAGTTCATTAGGTCGCTGTGCTTCATCTCGCCGGGTGGGGAGATTTTCCAGATATGACCACACAGCGCGTAAGGATGTGGCCTAGTCCCGACGGGGTGACGGACCTCCCCGGCGTGACGGATTACTTGGCGAGGCTGTATCGAGCATTGAGCGAGGAGTCCGTGGATAGGCTGATAGATGATATTGGGTCGCCCGACGTGCCTACCGCCGCCGCAAGCAAGGGGATATATTATGTTACGGATTATGGGGCATTGGGGGATGGCGCAACGGATGATACGGTGGCAATTAAGGATGCCATCGCCGCCGCCTCAAAGGGTGACGTTATCTACTTCCCGAGGGGAACCTACGTCGTTTCCGACTATCTTGATATTACCGATAGGCGCATCGTGGGAACCGGGGAATGGAATAGTTCTATCATCAAGGCTAAAGCGGGTACTTCATTTAAGAGCCTAATCGGTGCTAAATATGCACCCGTTGTCCAGCAGAACTATTATATAGAACATATGTTCTTTGATGGCAACGCTGGGGCCGGAGCGCAGTTCACCGAATCCGTCATCTATGCCGGGGCCATCTTCAATCAGTCGTCCATCAAAGATACTATCGTTTATAATTACTACGGAGCACCTGGAATCTTGGTTGACCCTGGAGATTCGGGTGATGGGGCGGGGTCGATATACTTCGAGAACATTTGGCTTCTGCCAGGGAACGTAGCGACCGGGATAAAGATTACGAGCAAGCGTGGGGCGAGAGAGCAGAAGATCGTCGGCCTCACGTTCAACTGCGTTCAGATAGAAGGGGCGAACGGCTACCCGGCTATCGTGACGGACGGTAGCGAGGGCTACATTACGCAGATGTGGATGCAGAACTTTTGGCTCTTGAATACGGGCGTCGTGCCGATGCAACTTAACGGGTCGCTGTATTCCACCTATCAGAACTTCAGGATTTATACGGACCAGACATACGGGATAAACATGACGGCGGGGAATGTCAATTACGGAAACATCTTCATGGGGATTTCGTCCTTTACGGGGACGATAACGAACATGATCCACGATTTGCAGACAGCGTATGATTCTCCGGCTAACGTGGGCATCTATGTCCAGGCACCCCTGACTATCGTGCCATAGGAGATGATGTGACAGAAACCCTACATGAAATGTTGATGCGGCACGAAGGTCTGCGCCTAGACCTTTATACGGACACGACGGGCCATGCCACCATCGGGGTGGGGCGAAACCTGACGGATAACGGCATCTCCCACGACGAGGCCATGTTTATGTTCGAGAATGACATCACCACGGCAGAGAACGAGGTCAAGCGGGCATTGTCATCGGCCTTCAACGACCTGACCATAAACAGACAGAACGCCCTTATCGACATGATGTTTAATCTCGGGCCGTATGGGTTTGGGCAATTCGAGAAGATGATTGAGAATATTAACAATAAGGATTATGCGGGGGCGGCGCGAGAAATGCTGGACAGCCATTGGGCTACGGTAGTCGGCAATAGGGCAAACGATTTGGCAGAACTCATGGAAGAAGGGTGATATGACGCTAACCATCGTTCCCTCGGAACTTATGCGCCCCCAACCGCTGTTCTCGCTTTGTGGCTTGACGCGAATCGAGACTAGCGTGTTGGCCGATAAGTTAATGTATGAGAAGTGGTATCTTCAGGACAAGTGGCGAGACATGGATACCATCAATAAGTTTATCTATCGCTACTTTTCGTGGGCCGAGGAAACCCCTTTCAGTCTGCCCTATCGGATAGGATTTTTTGACGGGGTGTTGGTATTTAGGGAAATTATCCCACATGAAACCTGTGGCATGATGCTCAAGTTGTGGAACAAGAAATTGTGGGGGCCGACGCTTGCGCGAGAGGCGCGGAACATGATTGACCTGATTATGGAGAAATTCGACCTTCGGGATATAGATACGGCATCGGGCGATCCCGGTAGCCCCAAGATGGTCAGGGGCCTTGGCTTTGAAATCAAGGAAGTTAAGAAGGATGGATTCATTTGGAATGGCGAAGCCTACGATGAGTTCAACTTCATTAAGAGGAGAGAACAATGTCGTGTTCAGGAAATCCGACAACCTACACTTCAGGAACACCCGCAGATGTAAGCGATCTTAGGGCGCAACTCGTAAAGCTCATATCGGGTGGATTGACGACGGGGGCGAGTGCCTACAATGGTCCGCTGGCTACCAAGACTAACCCCCTTATGTTGGGGGCGGCTAATTTGCTATCCAACATGATGGGGTATGGCAACTACCAGCAACCCGGATATTGGGGGGTAAGTGGCACGGGGACTACGGGGACGACGGGTGCGGGTACGGGCGCAACGGACAGTACGGGCAATAGTTCAGCCAACTACAATGGCACCAATCCTGCTTTAACGGGAACAAACTTTACCCCGACGACAGGCTACGAGTCTGATTCCTCTGCGAAAAGGAAGCGCACCCCGCTCAGCTTCACATGAAGAACCTCGGCCTCAGCAAGTGGATCAATAATCCGATTGCGAATCGGACTCAGATTGATACTCTGCGCTTTTTGAAGATGCCGACGGGTAAACTCAAGTCTAGGTTCACGGAATCCCGGGATGAATTTAGCGACCTCATGGGCAAGCGTACACGGGAACTCATGTCGCACTACTCGGGGTTCTTGAATGACATAGGGGATTAACGATGATCGATACATCTAAACTTGGTGATTGGAATAGTGATGCTGGGGTTCCGTATTTCAACTCGGATTACGAGACTAATCCCTATATCTATAACTCGGCCAAAACTCAGTCCACGACAGGTCAGGCCAATCAGACCACTAATAACGCATCCGGCATTAACTCCACTACGGGTAGCGGGTCGTCGTATCAATGGGATCAGCCGACAACTAACCCCAATAACTATGGCCTAGCGTTTGACTACAGCGACCCCAATGCCGTGAACGTCAAGCAACAATGGTATCGTGACCCCTCGAGCGGCGGCTATGCGGGAAACGTGGTCTGGAACCCCTACTACGGGTGGCAAGATCAATCGGCGGTTAAGAACTATTATACGAGCCAAACCAGCCCCGTGACATGGCAACAGTTTACCACTAGTGCCCCGTTCAAACAGCAGATGGGGAGCGATTGGTCACAGTATTATTCGCCTGACCGATATGCTAATAGCGGGGCGACTTATACCGACCCGTCCACGGGGTATTCCTACTCCACGGCGGGATGGAATAGTGCGGGGGGCGGAGGGACAGGAGCAAGTTCATTGAGCGATTTATTTAGTCAATTATTCAGCGGTCAATCTAACACGCAGACGCCGACTTACGGCTCTAATTTTGACTTCTCGCAGATACCGATGTCTAGCGGGTTCAACAATGCAAGCGACCTCTATAATTGGATGATGACATCGGGCCAGCCGACTAGCGCGACACCCGCTTATGAAGCGGCCAAGACGGCGGGGCAGTATGACGTGAACAACGCCATCGCTAACGCCGCAGAACAGGCGGGGCTTGGGGGAACGCGCTGGTCAACGCCTCTCGGTTATACGGCGCAGAATATCGCGGGTCAGGAATCGGCCAACCTTGCCTCTCAGTATGCACAGCAGACGATGTCAGCACAAGAGGCGGCGAGAAATAGGCAGATGCAATCGGCACAGGGCCTTGGGGGGCTTGGGCAGTATCAGCAGAATTACGCGCAGGGCTTGGCGAGTCAGGCGAGTGGCCTTGGGTCAGCACTCAATACGAGTGACCAGAACACGCTTGATAAGTTGTACCAATATTGGCAATCACAGCAGGGATATAACAATCCCTGGCTCAGTTCCGCGCTTGGCCTTGGAACGTCATCTGGTCAACCGCAGACCTATCAACAGAGTGGCCTGTCTAGCCTCTTGGGGACAGGGACGAGCCTAGCAACTATTTTGGCAATGTTAAGTATGCTTTAAGGAGATAAAACATGGGGATGTATGCTGGTTATAAGCAAACCCCAGAACACATCAAAAATCGTTTTGATGCTAGGGCTGGATGGAAACATTCTGAGGAAACAAAAAAACTGTTATCAAAAAATGCATATATCAGAAAATGGACAAAGGGGGATAGGGAGCGTCATTCTGAGTTGGTCAAAAAATGGCATCGGGAACATCCCAGAATGGGAGAAGATAGTCCCAATTTTGTAGGCATACAAAAAAGAAGGGACTATGTTTCACTTTACTGCCCAGACCATCCGTATGCCGATCACTCTGGATATGTCCGAGAACACAGGATTGTCATGGAGCGCCAACTCGGTCGTCTATTGGAGAAAGGAGAGATTGTTCACCACAAGGACGGAGATAAGACCAATAATAACCCTGGTAATCTTCTCTTAACAACCCGCCAAGAACATCAACTTGGAATGGGGTCAATGTATAAACGTGGATACGATATGGGTTTTGCGGCGGCGTTTATTCTATTTTCAAAAATGGGCATAAACAGGAGCAACTAATATGGCAAGTTTTTATTCGCCTTACATGAGGACACCTGATTTTTCGCAGGGTGCTAATGGCATTATGAATCAAATTATGCAGATGTTGATGATGAAGCAGATGATGAGCGGCCAGCAACAGGGACAGCCGACGAGTGGCGGGCAGAACTTCATCGGCCCACAGCAACAGACTACGCAGACGGGACTCCCGCAGATGCCTAGCCAGCAAGGGATGGGCGGCACGGGTGGAACGGGCGGCATGGGCGTTGGCCTCCAAAACATGAATCCGCAGATGATTATGATGCTCTTGCAGAAACTTATCGGTAGTGGCGGGTCAGGTGGCGGCGGCGACTATGGCGCAAGCGGGGGCGGCTTATTCTGATAATTATAGGAGGGCCACATGGCCTTTAATTATGGAGCAGGTTTGAATGGCCCTGCGGAATGGGCGCAGAACCAGCAGAATCAACAGCAGGAACAATGGCAGAATATCATGCAGTTGATGATGGCGGCGCAACAGGAAAAGCGGCGACAAGAACAGCAGGTGTTCCAGAACCAAATGGAGCAACAGCGGTTAGGCGAGGAGCAGAAACGCACGGGGCTAGAGGAAAAGAATTACGCCTCCGAGGATGCCGAACGTCAATCCATGGCGCAGTATAGGCAGAACGCGGCGAATCAAGACCGGGGGCTACTGGCTCAGCGCAAGAGATTTGGCGATAACATGGTCGCTAATCACAAGTGGACGGATGAGCAAAACGATAAGTTCCAGATAACGGGGCAAGACCCCGGTGAACCAGAACGCGAGGACATCCCCGAGGGGAGCGACTTAGAGAAGAACGTCGCGGCTCATTGGGGCATGGCACCAGAACAACTCCGCGCTACGGGTAGAGATGCCAAGAAGTATATGCTTCAGGGGTATGGTTCTTATCTAGATAAATTGCCGACCCGAGAGCAAAAGAATACAGATAAACAACTTCAGTCTGACGCTCAACTGTTGGCTTGGACAAGTAATCGGTTGTCGGAAAGGAAGAAGGCCAAACAACGAGAACTTCAATCCGTTCAGTCCATCATCGACAAGTCCGCCAGCCCTCAAGTTGCAGAGGTAAAGAGTCCCGGCATCCAAGACAGGGCAATCAGATTACAGAGGGAACTATCTGATTTGAGCGACGTAGAACAGCGTCTAGGTGGACACTATGCAAGTCACTCGGCGCGGATTCCTCTGACTGACGACATGAGGAAAGATTTAACGTCGATGGCGGGTGAACAGAAACAACCGGATATGGGTGCTGATTTCATAGGCAATCTATTTGATTCCATTTTGGGAAAGAATGTTCCTGGTGCAACGGGCGGCCAGGATGCTCAAGGTCCACCTGGAACTGCGCCCAAGGGATATCATTGGGTAAAACAATAGGATAAGAGATGCCCTGGAAACTTGTTTCTGACGATACTCAGGGACAGCAAGAATCGGGCGGGTGGAAACTAGCTCCCGATGAGCCTGATACCCTTACCCCTGAAACGCCTGATCTAGCGACTACTGCTAGGATGAAGCAGGTCGAAGGAACGCCACTATCTAATGAGGAGATGGCGGCTAGGCGCAAGGAGTTTGGGTATCCCACGGGAATTGGCGCGGGGATTGTGCCATCGGCATTACGTCCCGATACGCCGATTGAAGAAAACATACCACAGGTGGCCGTCCAAGAAGGAAAATCCCTGCTCGGTGGAGCGATGGGGGGAACGTCTCAGATATTTGGAGCGTTAGGCAAGGGTGCTGATTTTGCGGCCAACATCCTAGCCAAGATTCAGGGCAAGGAACCAGATACCTTACGAAAGAGCATCTTCACTACCATATCTCAAAACCAACAATATTATGCCGACAAGTTAAAAGAGGGCGGCATGAAGGGCTTGGTTGGCGACTTGCTTACATCGGCGGGCGCGGCGGCTCCCGATGTTATGGCGATGGGGGCACTCGGGCCATACGGTATGCCGATATATGGTGGAGCGATGGGCGCGGCCCAGGGGGGCGTTCAAGGCGGCTTGATGGGTGCGGCCCAGGGCGCATTGATGAAGGGCGCGTTAGGTTCCCTTTCTACTCTGCCGAAATTCCAACAAGTTATGCTGTCGGGGATTGCTGGTGGCGCAGTAACCCCTGGCGATGCTCAAGAGAAAATGAAGGGGGCATTGACATGGGGAGCACTCGGGGCGTTGGGGCCAAGCGGCAAGGATAGATTCGGTGACCTGGCGGGAGAAGCCCTATCCAAGATGGGCCTTTACCAGACTCCCGAAATGGGCATTGTTTCCCCCGAGAGTAAGATTCTAAACAAGGTCATGGATAAGATTGTCTCTCCCGAAAAGAGAGAGGCAGTTTATCAGAAATACGTCAATCAATATGCCTCTCTTGAAAACCTAAAGAGGAAAGCTGTGGCGCTTGGCTTTGTTCCCAAGCCAGGGGAAGACCCCCAATTCCTTATGCGGAGTTATTTGGGGAATAAGGGCAAGGTCGATGCCGTAATCGACAACGGAACATATACGACAGATGCCAACGGTAATTTTAACGTAACGGGCGAAGGTCTAACCCCGGCAATCAAGGACTTTGAGAATCAGATAAGCGACATCGAAAAAGACCCCGATGTACAGCGTAAGGATTGGAATAAATACGTTGAGGCAAAGCGGACGCTAGAGGACTTATACGAAATACCCGTCGAGAACCTAGACCCTAATCAACCGATGCTCCAGTTCGGGGAAACCCCCAAATTCAGGCGCATGGTTGACGGAGAACCGATAGTCTCAGACGAACAGGCTGAAGTGGCGAAGGGTAACCTTGCGGAACTTCAGCAGAAATATGGCGATAAGTTTTCTGTTTTTGATGCTACTGCTCCTCGGGTCTATGACTTCCAGCACCGCGTATTGCAGATGGGGGCCGATGCTGGCCTATATTCTCAGGATACGGTAAATAAGTGGATAACACAGAATCCCCACTATGTTCCGTTTGACCGCGTATTAAGCGAGGTCGAACAGGATGCGGGACGACCCACTCCCGACCCGATGAATAAGACGGTGGCCGACCTCCCAACGAGAAAAACCAATCTTCCGATAAAGCAGATATTGGGGAGCGGCAAGGAAATCGAGGACTCACTTGGGAGCATTTATAAACACACTTTTCAGATAATGGATTCGACCGACAGGAATAAGATTGCTCGGTCAATCGTTGGGCTATCCGATAAGTTGCCAGACGAAATAAATAAGGCAAGTGGCCCCGGCCCACTAACGATTAAGTATTATGAAAATGGCGAGGCTAAGTATGCCCACGTCACGCAGAATGTTTATGACGCGATGCAATCCTTGAACTCGGTTCAGGCCCAAGGCTTCCTGCCGAAGATCATATCCGTCCCGACGCATTGGTTGAGGCTAGGGGCGACAATGACCCCCGAGTTTAGCATCAGAAACCCTATCCGCGACCAATTTGATGCGTATGTCTTTGATAAGTTTGGATTCAGGCCGTTTATTGACCTACCGGGTGCTATTAGCGACATCCTCGGGGACAAGAACATTTATGATGATTATATCCGTAGCGGGTCGGCCTATTCGGGGGTCGTGCAATACAGCCGAGATGAACTTGCCAGGGTCTATCGAAACATAACGAAAGACCCAAGCAAGATCAGATATTTGAATCCGATTACGGACGCGCAAGACTTGAGCGAACTCTTGGAGAAGGCTACGCGAGTTGCGGCGTTCAAGGCGGCCCGGAATAAGGGACTCAGCCCGCTTGAGGCTGGATTCCACGCGGCAGAAGCCACGGTTGACTTCAGGTTGCGGCCAGCAAGCCGGGGGATGAGAAGCGTCAATCAGGCCGTGGCGTTCTTTAATGCCGGGGTTCAGGGAACAGACCGGATGCTTCGGGCCTTTCGCGATGATAAACTAGGGTTTACCCTTAAGGCCATCGCATCCATCACCGCCCCCTCGCTGGCTCTTTACCTTGTCAATAAAGATGACCCCAACTATCAAGAGCTTCCCGCTTATGATAGATACCTATTTTGGCATGTTCCCAATGGCGATGGGACGTTTATCAGGATTCCCAAGCCGTTTCTTTTGGGGCAGATATTCGGGTCAATGCCCGAGGGTTTATTGGAATATGCTCGAACCAAGAACCCGAAGCAACTTGAGAACGTGGCGGCACAACTTTATGAGGCGGCGTCCCCGTGGTCGGGCGACCCCGTGAGCGGACTTGTCCCGACGGCTCTCAAGGCTCTCGTGGAAAACGCCTCTCCGCAAGGGTGGAACTTCTTTAAGAAGCGCCCCATCGTTCCTGCCGGTAAAGAGTCGTTGCCGGAAGAAGAACAATATACTCCATATACTACGGAAACGGCCAAGTTGATGGGCAAGGCAATATCCAAACTGCCCCGCCCCTATATGGTAAGCGGCATCCTTCCGGCGAGTCCCGCCAAGATAGAAAACATGGTTCAAGAGTTGACGGGCGGCTCGGGGAGATATGCCCTGCAAGCCGGAGACTTGGCGATTAAGGGAGTAAATGCCCTTCTCGGAAAAAAGGGGCCGGATGTTGGCAAGCGCCCCACGGAGTTAGCCGACTACCCGCTCCTGCGCGGATTCGTGACGCGCCCCATCTATTCCATGCAGACCGAATCGTTGCAGGAATTTTACGATAATCTGAATAAGGCGAAGGCGTGGGAAACGGCACTCAACTCTTACGGCAAGGTTGGTAACGTCCAAAAGATACAAGAGATTATCAAAGACCACCCCGAGTTCAAGTTGGCGTCATCCTTTGAATCGGCGCAACGAGATATCGCTGATAACAGGAAGTCAATGGAAGCCGTCGCCACAAGCAAGGAACTATCCAGCGACCAAAAGCGGCAAATCTTAACCACGATGGCGTGGCAATCCATAAAGATAGCCAAAATAATGAACGCTCAAATGGAGCAGAAACAATGACCGCAAAACAACTATATGAATTAGTTTTGTCCCTTTTTGTCATTGGGATAATTGAGGCATTTATCAAGGCTTTTCTTGCGACGTTCCCACTAGACCTACTGTATGGTTTCGAGGCGGGTGTTTTAGCAACCATCGTTACGAGCAAATTAATCAATGATACGCGGGAAATGAAGTATGGGATTCAGACCAAGGACGAGGGGAACAACGGTACCTGTAAGGAGGCGGAATGAAACTTGCTACGCTGTTAATCATCGTCGCCGCGATCGTTTTGGTCGCAATCTTCATCGGTCAAAGGGCTTGCGTGAACAGCGATAAGGTCAAGGAACTTCAGGCGCAGGTGAACATCGACAAGTTGGAGATAGACAAGCTCAACGCCGATGCCCTGGATGCCAAGAAGGTGTTCGATCAGGCCGTGGCCGAGAAGGACAAGGATATACTCTACTGGCAGGGTAGGTCTGACACGGCAGGGGCACAGGTTGTGGGTGGAAACGCCGAGATCAAGAAACTCAAGGCGCAACTAGCCGCCATTGATCCATCGCAGAAAGATACCATTATTGTTAACTTATCGCAACAGATCAAGATTCTCGAATCCAACCTGTCGCTCTGTTATGTCCAGATTGGGGCAAAAGATAAAATCATAGCTGATTGGTCGGCAAAGTACGATGCCGCAATCAAGGTTAATGTCGCCCTTGATGCCGAGGTTTCGGGCCTGAAGAAAATGATTGCAGACCAGAAGGCCCTGAGTGATGGGTTGACGGGGGAGTTGGCAAACGCCCAGTTTTGGGGAACGGCAAGCAAGTGGACGGCCCTTGCCTTCTCCGCCGTAGCCATATTCGAGTTGGTCAATAAATAGTTTGTAATGAAAGGAAAATAAAGTGGACGAAGAACACAGGAAAGGATTGCAACATCCGCTAGAGGACAACGGTATCCCTAAGCCCGTCATGCACTCTCGAGACGGGGTATCCCTGCGCGATTACATCGACTTGCGCTTTGAGGATTCTCAGCGGGCCATTGACAGAGCCGAAAGAACCATGTCACAACGGCTAGACGGCATGAACGAATTTAGGGAGTCATTGAAAGATCAAGCAAGCAGGTTTATTACTCGGGCAGAGATGGACTTGCGGATAGCATCTGTGTGTGCAGATGTCCATAGCCTAGAAAAGAGGTTGGGAGAATGTATTTCTAGGTCCGAGTGGGAAGTCAAGCATGAGGGGCTGGATAATGCCATACACGATTTACAGGGGACTCGGTTTGAAAACAAGGGGAAGGCGTCTCAAAACTCCCTGTTGTTTACAGCGGCGGTAGCCGTTGTCAGCCTTATACTCGGATTGATTAGACTATTTGTAAAATAATTATAGACAAACCACATCACCCGTGATATACTTATTACCAAATGGGTGAAGACGACACGGGTAGCAAAGTAAAGAAGCGGCAAGTATGGCAGAAGCATCATATTTCATACGACCCTGAAATAATTATCAAAGTAACACGCGGCGAACATTGGTTGCTCACACAACTTAATCGCCACAAGAATCCATCCCCCGGCCTAAGAAAAGCCCTAGACGTATGGGTTGCCCTACATGGAGATGAATAAGATGAAAAAACTAACCCCACTTCGCGCTATTCGGTCTTTCTGTTTGGATTGTTGCGGTTCGGCTAAAGAGGTTGAATCGTGTACCGCCAATCCCGGCGATATTAGCCTAGCGGCAGAAGCTGGCGACGAAACAGCATATCAAGGCTGTGTTTTGTATGAATTTCGCCACGGACACAATCCTGCCCGTAGGGGACATGGGGGGAAGGGAAATAGTGCCGCCTTGAAAAAATTTCGTGAGTTGAATCAATGCCCACAGGATTCTACGCAGAGTCAGCGATGACAAATGACCATCCGCGCATTGATTGGCGGAAACCTGGGCGCAAGGAGCGGTTACAAGAGCTTATCCTTGATGGAAAATCGAACACCGAGATTGTCGATGTCCTTGCAGACGAGTGGGAGCCGTGGATTAATTTTGATACAGTAGCCAACGCCCGCCGTCGCCTCGGCCTTACGGGATACCTAGAAAATGCAGATAACGAAGTTAAGGTCTATAAAGAGGACACCCTGCCTGATGGCGACTACATGGTATCTTGTGACTATCACGCACCATACTACTCTACCTTGTGGGTAAATAGGCTTTTGGCCGTGGCGCGTAAGTTCAAGATCAAGAAGCATATTATCGCTGGCGACCTCCTAGACCAGAATTACGCCAAGTTCCATGCCATCATCGACGGCGAGGAGAAATCGTCGCTCGACATGGAGCGCGACAATACCGACCCGATGCTCAAGGTGCTGGCGTGGTTCGATGAAACCATCCTAATCAGGGGAAACCACGAGGGGCGGGTATCCCGCATGACGGATGCCCGTATCCAGAGTCGCCATATCATCGAGCTATTCGGTAGGCCATTGGCGGATAAGTTGGTTTATTCGGATTATGACAGGGTGAACGTGGGCGAGGATTGGCTTATCGTCCATCCCAAATCCTACTCTCAGATTAGCGGGAGCGTGGCAGTTAGGCTGGCAGAGAAGTTCCATCGTCATGTATTAAATGCACATGGACACTTCTTTGCTTTGCGGTGGGACAGAAGTGGGCGTTATATGGGAATAGATATTGGTGGACTATTTCAGCCGGATAAGGTTGGCTACCAAAGTTTATCTACCTCTACCCATCCATCTTGGGGGCAGGGATTTTGCATGATTAAAAACAACCATCCGTATTTGTTTCATTCTGGAACCGATTGGGATTTCTGGTTAAAATAATGGTCTATCAAAAAGGTCATATCCCGTGGAGCAAGGTTGGGCTTAAGGGAAAACACGCTTCACCAGAAACAGAATTTAAGCCGGGCCATAAAATGTCCGATGAAACAATCGAGAAAATCAGGGTTAGTCAAACGGGTCGATCAATTCCTTGGGCAGATAAGATTAGAAAAACATTGATGGGCCACCCGGTATCCAAAGAAACAAGAAAGAAAATATCTGACAACATGAAAGGGAGGCTTTCGGGAGACAAAAATCCCGCCAAGCGACCTGAAGTTAGAGAGAAAATCAGGCTATCAAAGTTGGGCAATAAAAACGCCATGTTTGGAAAGATGTCAGGAAAAGACAATCCTAATTGGCATAATGGAAAATCTTTTGAGGAATATGGCGTGGAATTTACCAAGGAATTAAAAGCAAAAATCAGGTCGAGAGATGGAAATCGCTGTCGTCTTTGTGGAAAATATGAGAACGGTAGATGCCACGATGTTCATCATATTGACTACAACAAGAAGAATAATTGCGAAGACAACCTAATTACGCTATGCCCTCCGTGCCATCACAGAACGGGCGGTAGGCGCTCTTATTGGACGGCCCACTTCCATGACGGGACAGACTTTCGGCTGTGGACGTAAACCATGAGCGAGATTATTACGAAATATTCTGATGGTACGGTCACTAGAACAGTCTCGATTCCGATGCACTGGTCGGGGTGTGAGTGTCAATATTTCTTAGATAAATTGATTTACCGTGACCCCATGTGTCCTGTAATTAATCATTTTACAGAGTTAATTTACCAGACCAAGGGAAGCCATGCAAAGACCATACATAAAAAAACTTGATACTCTAGGCGACGTCAACGTATTCGAGGTAGATGGCAACTACGTCAGGGGCAACCTGAATAAAGAGTTTACCAACTTTGCACAGCACTATGCCCCCGGTATGTCGTTTATCCCCAAGAACGAGTTTTGGGTAGATCATGGCTTCAATCGCCAAGAGGTGCCATTCTTTCTCGACAACCTGATGGTGCAACATCGCTTGCAGGAACAGGGCGTCCCCTACGGCAAGGCGTATGGGCAAGCCGTGAAGGTGGAGAAGCATGAGCGAGAGAAGGCGGCAATAGGCCAGCGCATCGGGGGCATGACTCACGCAGGGAAGATTAACAAGCGTCCCATGGCTGAGTTGTCGTCACCCGAGGCCAAGGCGTACTTGGTTGACGGTAAGGCCGTGCGCGACCACATCACGCCCAACTTCACCGAGGGGGGTAACGACAAGGCGTATCCCAAGTTCATACCTAAGGGAGAGGTGTGGATTGACGATGCCACGGCCCCCAAGGAGCGTCCCCTGTTCGCACTCCATGAACATACCGAACGCCACGAGATGAGCAAGGGCAAGTCGTATGAAGAAGCGCACCGCACGGCTAGTCGCGTAGAGAATGAGCATCGCAAGAAGAAAGTCGCGCCACCGATGACGCCTAATACTTGATGGAGGGGAAGATGACTAATCATCGGTGTTCAGAGATGGCGGGTGGACACAATGATTTTCTTATCAAGATTTCTAGAAACGCAGAAAACGAGTGGGTCCTTATCATGGTCAGTAACCGAGAGGAAGAGAAAACACACTACGGTATGGCAATTTGGGTAAACTTTTGCCCGTTCTGTGGTGCTTCCCTTGACTTGGATTAGATAATATGTTAATGTGATTGCCGTGAGAGACAATCATGCGTCCCGACAAAACAAATAGCCCCCGCCGAAATCTGTCCGTTTACCCATTCCGGGTAAAGGTCTCTCACCAGAGAGTAGGCGGGGGTCTATTTTTATCGAAGGGAATATGAATCGACCTCCGGCTTTTCAATTTTATGCGAAAGACTTTTTATCTGATGAAAACGTGATCGCTATGAGCATGGAAAATCGCGGGATTTACATAACGATGCTGGCTATGTGCTGGATACAGGATGGCATTTCGTCCGACCTAGAAATAGTTAGTAGCTGGATGAAGAGTAGTTCATTAATAGCTCGTTGTTTCTATGAAAAAGACGGTAAATTACGCAATCACAGACTAGACGAAGAACGTAGAAAGCAACTTCTTTGGAAAGAAAAGTGTTCTAAGGGCGGCCTGAAAAGCGTTGAAACCAGACGACTTAGGAAGGGTAGTTCAAGGGTAGTTCAACTAAGGGTCAACAACCAGCCAACTCTTCAGTCTTCTTCTTCATCTTCTAATGTATATAAAGAATGTATAGTGGCCATCATGGAGAAATGGAACAAACTAGCTGATGAATTTAATCTGCCTAAAATAGATGATATTAAGGGAAATCGCCTTGGTCATCTAAAAGCTAGAATGGCAGAAAAGGGTTTTGATTTTGATAAAATAATTGGGATTATCAAGGAATCACCTCTCCTCGTTGGTCGCGTCCCGGGAAAGGATGGAGCACCGCCCTTTAGGGTAGCCCTTGATTGGTTAATAAAGGCCGATAATTGGACAAAGGTTAAAGACGGGAATTACCTCGGGCCGCACAAGGAAACGGACGAGGAGAAAAGGGCGCGGGAAGATCGGGAATTTTGGGGACCAGAAGGGAGGCCACAGAAATGAACGCTTCAATGAATACTTCATTTTGTGAAAAAAACATCCTGGGGATTCTCTTTCAGTATCCAGAGTTAATTCCGGTTGTTCGTGGAAATATCAATGGTTTGTTTGCTGATGAGAATTGCCGAATTGTTTGGAGAGAGATGGACGACAGGCAAGACCGCGGAGACCCCGTGAACATAGCCATCATTTATGACCTGCTCTATGGAAAGATTCAGCTCACTTGGATAATGGACACCCTAGACGGAGTATTTGGAATTGCAGAAAGACGGGTGGAAAAAAGGCTTATGGATACGATCAAATTTATTAAGGAACAGAGAAAAGGTGATGCTTTTGTGAAATTCTTAGGGAGAGAAAGAACAACCCTTAGCGAAATTGACAAAAAAGAACTTGATATGATTTGTGAGGAAGCCGAGATAAAGACAACCAATCAAGAAGAAACGGGCATTGAGTCTGCCATCGAGGAATACAATATCTCTAAATCTCAAGAGCGAACAAGGGTGACCCTTGGATTCCCCACTATAGACAGAGCAACGGATGATTTTAACTATGGCGAGGTGGTGGCAATCATGGGGCGCACGACAACCGGCAAGACGTTTGTGGCGCTTCATACCCTGTCCAGCCTCGTCGTTCAGGGAGTCCAAAACATTGGCTTCTTCTCAATGGAAATGTCTAAGGCCGCGCTCGTGGAAAGGATGGCACAGATTCACTTCGGCCTATCCAGGCAGGACGTTGTGCTAAGGAGAGATGCTAAAGAGATAGACTTTGGCGAGGTGTCCCGCCTATACCGTGATGTTAAAATATTGAGTCAAGTTTATTCTGCCGAGGATATTGCGAGGATTGTCGAAAAGAAAAAATTGAAGGTCATCTTTATAGACTATCTCCAACTTATGAAGGGCGAAGACGGAAATAGTATCTATGAGAAAACAACATATAAGATGAACGAAATAAAGACGTTAGCGAAGAACCAGAATTGCGTTGTTTTTCTTTTAGTCCAAATATCCCGCAAGGGCGAGGGGGGATGGGAGGCGGTGAGTATTGACATGGCCCGAGACTCAGGGGCGATTGAGGAGAACTCTGATTTTATTATTGGCCTATGGAACCCATCCCTGAAAGATGGGGCTAATGAGGAGTATAAAAACAGGATTAGGATGAAACTTCTCAAGAATAAGCGTGGTCCGGTCAAGGCCATTGAGTGCGTTTTCAATCCTGAAACGGGAAAACTATACGAGGTGTAACATGACAGAAAAGAAACCGGAGATGCCCGAGATTCAGCGTGGAGACATAATCCTTGTTTTTAAGCATGGTACGGGACGACTTCTTGTTATAACCACAAACAAGGGCGAGGGCATGACATCAGACGAAACCATGCTGTTCCAAATGCTCTTGACGGAATATGCTGGCACACTTGTCGGCGCGATACGCAAGGATATGGAAAAAGAGATTTCCAAGATAAGCTCACCGAGGGATAATTGAGCGATAAGCGGCCATCGAAAATAGACGAATTTAGGGACGCACACCCTGGCGACTTGGAACATCTGCGTGCGGTGCTATTGGAGATAATCGACAGCCTCGACACGAAGCCCAAGGAAAAGACGGATGCCGCCGTAGCCCTAGCGAAACTACATGGGGGATATAGGCCAGCACCCAAGCCGCCCGACCTACCGAAGCACGTTGACGAGGTGCAGAAATTTGAACTGCGCCCCGAGGTCGAGGCCATGATTGACAAGATCATAAGCGGAAAATAACATGAGTCCGATTAAGCCCGAAAAGAAAAAACTTTACGCAGAGAATTGGGATCGGATGTCAAGACTTATTAGGGAGCAGGCCGGATGGGAATGTGAGTTATGCGGATCGGAGGCCGGGAACAGCCACCCCAAGACTGGCTCGGAGGTCATCTTGACTGTCCACCACATCAACGGCGATCCGACGGACAACCGCCGCCTGAATCTGCTTGCCCTCTGCCAGAGGTGCCACAATAAGCTCGATCAGCCATTTAGACACAAGAAAAAACCGGCGGGTGATTTATTTGAATCCTGAACGCATAGCCTTTATCCGCTCTTTAACCTCGCGCTCGTTCTACCATTTTGTCAAAATATTCGGCTCGTATAACAGACAGGGCGGCGACATATCGCCCATCACGCACAGGCAGATATGCGATTTCGTATCGGACTATAAACTCAAGCGCAAGGGGGTCGGGATGCCCCGCAACACGCGCAAGACGACACTCTGTGATAGGTGGCTACCCCTATGGCGCTACCTCCACGATCACAACTATACGGGCATGATGGGTGCGGAAACAAAGGACATAGCGACCCTCTCGATCAAGTGGATTAAGGCGCAAGTGTCGGGACACGAATTTCTACGGGCGGTATATCCAGAGCTTCAGCAGATAGACAAGCGATACATCAACACGCACACCTTCAGCGACGAGGAGCTTGTTTTGCCTCGAGAGGCAAGCGGCTCTACTGCGCCAACCTTCATGTGCATAGGTGTGGGCGGGGCCGCGCAGGGCCGTCACGTCAGGGGGCTTTACCTCACGGACATCATTGGCGACAAGGCCATGACCTCACAGACAACGATGATGGATACGCTTCTGTGGTGCGAGTCACTACAGGAATTGCTTGATGAGCCTAACCCCAAGAACCCTAACGGGAGCGAGATAAACTTGGACTTCACCTATTGGGCCGTTGGCGACGTTTATATGCAGTTGCAGGAAAAGTATGATTGGGAGTGGCGCATTGTCCCCGCACTCAAGGCTGACGAGCAGTTGATTAAAGAGTCAACGAGGGACAAGTCCAATATAGTCTATATACAGCACCCGACACAGGCGGTGGGCGAGACAAACTTTCCCGACGTGGTGGACGAGGATACGGGGCTACAACGGTTCTCGACGGAACATTACCACAAGCTGATGCAGGAAAACGAGCGCGTGTTCTGGACTCAGCACATGAATATGCCGTGGCATCAAGCATCGTCCAGCAATACGTTCCGCTATTCGTGGCTACGGTGGTATCATATTGAGCGCGATGAGTTGGGGCCGCAGTTTATTTGCGAGGACGGAGAAACATATAGGCTTAAAGACCTTCAGGTGTATGCGGCGATAGATCCTGGCGGCTTCGCAAGTAGCGGTTTGAAGAATACGCAGAGCAAGTGCGCCTTCGTCATCGCCGCCCAAGCCGTGAGGAGCAAGCGCAAGTTCATCCTTTACACCCTGACGCGCAGGATCATGGAGCCAAAGACCTTCGTGCAGTTGCTTATTGAGCCATATAAACTATTTAAGCCACAGGCGATATTGATTGAAACCATCGCGGCGCAGGAATATATCTATAAAGACCTATATGACAAGGCGGTTGCGCTCGACTGTAAACTGCCCCTGCGTCGGGCCAAGAAGGACGCGACTAGTTTGCAAGAGGACGCCAAGAATAGGCGCATATCTAGTCTCAAGATGGACTTCTCGGATGGCAACGTATATCTGATGAAGAATATGTTGGACTTCATATCCGAGTTCACGAGTCATCCTGGTTTGAGTAACGACTTACTCGACGCATTGAGCCTCATCGACCAGCACTTTTGGACGAACACGGTCAAGCAGGATGTACGCGACATAAATGCTGAGAACCAGGCCATGTGGGATAGCCGAAGAAATACTTGAAAATAAGTGTTGACATCGGCCATTATATAGATTTATAATGGTATCAGGAAGACGAAGATGGCAATCAACAACAAAGACCTCCAAGACTCGGGGGGAGTCCGTCTTCCCCACCTCTATTCACCTCCATCCATCTCTGAGGTGTCAAATGACTCCTCCCGAGCTATATTTAAGAATGAAATGTCGGTTGGTGACCTAGGCAGGAGTTCCTACGGTGACCGCGTGGAACAGGCTACCACCAAACATAGCGTCACCCCTTTCGGTTTGAAAATGGGGGGCCAGGTAGCGGAACGAGGCGTCGGAACACGCCTACCTGTCGAACAAAAGCATGGACACCAACCGACTCTTTTATTTTCATGGAGGGAAGACATGGAAAATGAATTTTTGGGAACGTGGGCCGAGCATCATGCTGACGACATGACGAGCGACCTCAACGAAAGGCGTGAGGAGTTGGGCGTGTTTGACAAGTGCTTGACCTGTGAGCGGGATTGCAAGATGGTCAAGTGCCGTGGCGTGGAAATGAGGTGCTTTGGGTATCGTGGGCCAAGATGAAAAACACCTGCGAAACGTGCAAGAATTTTGCAGTTCAATCCGAACATCAAGCATTTGGATTATGTAACCACGATAAGTTTGTTTATGGGGGACCATACGAAAACGACAATCCAGATGAAGTGTGGTTATACTATGAAGACTTTGAAAATTATGCGGCAACATTATTTGTCAGCAAGAATTTTGGTTGTATCGGATGGGATGGGCGACCATGAAGATTCCATATGTCCTGTATATTTTTTGGTGTTTTACAACGGGCTGGTTTCTGTTCGACGTTATCAAGATGATTCTACGGTGTGTGCGCCATGACTGACAAGCAATTCCGCGAGGTCATGTCACAGAACAGATGTCTGTATTGCGGCGAGTTTATCGACTATCAACTACAGTTCTGCTCCCCAGCCTGTGAGGAATTTTACCAGCTTGAACATGGCGCATGGCTTGATGAAAAGGCGCGAGATTGGAGGACGGAATGAAATACTACAAAATTCTACGCCTCAACCGAGCGTCGTGGCATGAACCGTCATTCATCTGGCCCGCCCGCAAGGCCATTGAGATCACGCAGGCCGAGAAGGGCGATCCGTGCGGCGTGGGCTTGCATCTAGCCAAAAGCATCAACGATGGCTTCCGCTACGCGAAGTTCCCGGCTCGGGTGTTCGAGGCTGTCCCCTTGTCCCCCGTGCTCGGCGAGGATGATACGAAAATCCGCGTGGCAAGGGCGCGGCTTGGGGCTGAGGTGACGCCGGATTGCGTCGTGCGGGTCAATGAGTTTATGACGACAATCCCCAAGGTTAGATGGTTCTCAGCGCGTAGGCCCGCGAGGTCCGAGTGGCAAGTGTTTGATACCAGGGACGCAGCCAGGGACGCAGCCTGGAACGCAGCCTGGAACGCAGCCGGGGAAGCAGCCAGGGACGCAGCCAGGGACGCAGCCGGGGAAGCAGCCGGGGAAGCAGCCTGGAACGCAGCCTGGGACGCAGCCTGGGACGCAGCCGGGGAAGCAGCCGGGGAAGCAGCCGGGGACGCAGCCGGGGACGCAGCCATATATGCCTCGATGCTGATTTGTCCTCGGGGAAAACTCGACCCAGGGCACATCGCCCACATCAAGGCGCGATGGGACGTGTGGCAGAGGGGCTACGGGCTGCTGTGCGATGTCCGTGGCGTGCTGTATGTCTATCGGAAGCCATAGGAGGACGGAATGAAAAACCAAGCGATTAGAACGCACTATAGCGTGATATACGAGAAGGCCACGGCTGAGGAAGAAGAAATACGGGGAATGTTGCAGGGCGAGCAGACATATCTGTATTTCAGGTTCACACAACCTTGTTGGGCCACACTCAGCGGTCAGCGTCTTTACCGTCTTGCCAAGGCCATTGTGCGCCGGTTCGAGGAAGACAAATGACTATCTTTTGGTGGCTATATTTCGGATCGTTGTTTGTGCTTGCGGTTCTTTTGCTGGTCGCAACTACGGCGTCAGTGGTAAGTGCATATAGGCATTTTCCAAGGGGGGACAAGTGATTATCCTGCTTATCATCTGGTCTTTGTTCTGTTTTATTGGAGGGTTTGCCCTGTGTGCGTTGCTGACGGCGGGCAAGATAGAAGACCTTGAGCAGAGGTTACGGATGATCGGGAGGATGAAGTGAGCGACAAGATACCCGATGACGTTAGGTTGAACGTCAATCTAAACGAGGTTTGGGCCTTCGCCAGCGAAATGGAAAGAAGGTCGTCTGACCTACAGAAGATTATCGAGGAGTGCCAAGAGATTATCGCAAAACTGTGGCCCGAGGACAAACATGAGTGAAGATAAATCATTGGCTTGCATCGAGACTAAGGCCGAGGTGGTCAATCCGGTTTCCGCCGCCAACTTGCCGTTAGTCCCGATTAAGCCCGAGATGATACGCCCCGTGGTCACGGTGGACGTTGCGCTCGACGCATGGCATGAGTATCAGGGTCTAAAGACGAAGTTGGCAGATAAGGGAGACTTCGTAAACATTCAGGGCAAGATGCACCCGACTAAGCAATTTGCCAACAAACTCAGCCGCATATTTGGCTTGAGCGTGTCGATTGTCAAGGCAGACAAAGAGTTGGGCGATGTCCCTCCGGCTGGCGACACCCCATTCACTTGGCACGTTTGGGTGAGGGCAACTGCCCCCAACGGTCAATTCAGGGAGAGCGATGGTCATTGTTCTAGCCGGGAGCGCAAGTTTGCCCACATCATGCACGATGTATATGCCACGGCTGTGACTAGGGCCAAGAATCGCGCCATCCTTGAGCTTGCAGGATTTGGCGAGGTTACGGCAGAGGAAATTACGGATGACGATGATAAGATCGTGGAGCGGCGGGGTGAGCCACAAGTGGCCTCGCAAGCCCAGGTGGTGCGTCCGGCATTGTCCCCCAAGACGGACGAAACATCCCGCCCTCCACTTACCGTTACGCTGAACTTTTTTAAGGGAGGACCACACACCATCACCATGACCGATGCGATGACGCTATTTGAACAGGCCAAGGCCAAGTTGGGCGAGGAAACATATCGCAGGATATTGGGAGAGTGCGGCTACGAGAATAAACATCAACTTGCCCACAAGCCTGAAGACATGAGCAAGGTATGGGATGCGCTGATTGCGGAGATGAAACCATGAGTGAATTAATAAAGTGGGCCATATCTTTTGGAATCACCGTGGGAATGGTGGTCGCAGTAATTTTACTTTCTGTGTGGGCATCAAATACGCTTGTGGGAAAAATAGTTGTTCTAGGAATACCGACGTTTCTTTTGTTTTCCATGATTCCGTGGGCCATCAAAAACTACTTGTGGGATGATTAACATGAACATCACCGAGAACAAAGACCTCGCACGGCACTACTTCAACGTCATTCGCGCAAAGGTTGACAACAAGCGTGGCCTAGAGATTCATGCCGCCTATCTCGATGGTCTGTGCTTGCTCAAGACGTTCTATCGCCTGACGCTAGACGACCCGCCGCCCCTGTCCGACAAGTCGATACTGTTCTTTATGTCGGGGCTATGCGTAGAGGATTGGCTTGCCCCCACAAAGCAAGAACCAAAGGAAAGGGATGGCATCATCGGGTCGGTTGACGGGTTCACGCCCGATGGCGAGTTGCTAGAGATTAAGTCAACGCGCAAGGGGCTGAATCTATTTGACCCCGCCAAGAGCTACCCGTGGTGGATTACGCGCCTCAAGACGTATTGCTCCATCCATGAACGGAACGTAATCAATTTGCTCGTATTCTTTTGGGTGGGCGACCGAAAGGCTGAACCCATAGCGATGCGGGCGTATCGGTTTGAGTTTACGGATGGAGAGATTGGAGAGAATTGGTTTAGGGTTAGCCACAGAGCCAACGTCTTGGCGGCGGCACTCCATGATAACGAGCCTATCCCGATGCACGAGATTGAAGTGCAGGAATGGGAGCATCGAGATTGCGAGTTTGCGCCCATATGCTACTATCTTCAAAACGGGGGGAATCATAATGGTAACGAAATCGAAGACATCTAAGTTGAAACCATGCCCGTTCTGTGGATGTGGGGATGGCCCATACGTCAGTTTTTTGCCGACTAATGATGATGATACAAATGGAGGCATCGCCGTCGTCTGTCCCAACTGTGGGGCGCAAGGTCCGGTGGCAGATACGATAGCGATGGCAAGGAAGTGTTGGAACGATAGACCCGACAGCGGGCGATAGGAGGGGAGCATGAGTGAAGAGCGAATTGTGGTTATTGAAAGCCCGCAAGACTGCCCCCATCGTGCAGTCAGGAATAGCGGGGTAACGCAGTATTACATCTGTCGGATCAAGGAGTATCCAGACTACTGCATGGTCGGAGAGTTTCCGCCCGACTGCCCGCTCCCGACGGCGGGCGGTGAAGGAGGGAGCATGCCCGTTTTGGAAATTGTCAAAAAGCATCTCATCGACAACGGCTACGATGGCCTCTACTGCGAGGGGGAAGATTGTGCCTGTCTAAAGGATGACTTGAACCCCTGCGAGCAGATGGACCCGTTGCGATGTACGGCGGGATACAGGGTTCCCTGCGATTGCGGAGAGGAGCATAGGTTCCACATTCAGAAAGACAATCCCGACGCCCCCGCAATCCCGCCCGCGCCGAAAGAGGGAGGGGAGGAGTGATTTTCTTCGCTCTCGCCATTGTGTGGCTAATTGTTTTCTCTCTTATCGGATACCGGAAAACCAACGGAGGTTCCCATGACTGACCCCCGCGAGTTCACGGACGAGGAGTTGATTGAGCACATGGACGGTGACCCATGCCAAAAATCGTATGAAGATTGCCCCAAGTGTGCCGCGATCCGCGCCCGCCTGACGCGCAGAGTGCCGAGGGAGTGGTTATGCAAAATGGCGCACAAGATATTTGCGGGACTTTCACATCATGGCCGAGATGGGCAGTTGGTGAACGGCGAGGCATGGGTGGAAAACTGGCTACAGGTTGGCCTTGCCGAGTTGGGCTACACCATCGACGAGGGCGGGGAGGGGGAAGATGCCAAGTAAATTAGGGTGGGCAGTAGTTGATCCTTCGCGGAGGGTTAAGGGCATCATCAAGCCAAGGGCATGGTTTTTCGATGAATTGGAAGATGCCGAGGATTACGGAATCGGGAAACCAAAGCGGGCAAGGCTAACCTGGATTAGTCGGGGGAAGGGGAATCGCCGCGCCAAGGAGGGGAACAAATGAGCAAGCCGAGCGTCCTAATCCAGCTTATCGACGGAGAGATTGAAGCACATGAGGAGCAGCTGCGGCAGACGACCAAGTGCGTGGGGCCGGACTCAGCGGAGACAAAGGCCGAAGCCCTAACCGTGGCCCTATTCAGAGAAGTACGAGACACCCTCCGCGCCCATGCCGCGCTCTCTGAGTGGGTTGCGGGGATGCAGAAACGGGCGAGGAGATTGGAACTATCCATGATTGACCCGCCGCAACTCATCCGCGACATCGCCAACGCAGACAAGGGAGGGGAATAATGACCGAACCAATTAGACTCGTAATGTTGTATGGCTTGCTGACCATGCAGGGCGATGACCTTGATTCCCTATTCAAATCAGCCGCCGACAGTGGCACCGAGGGAATCCTGTTTTTCATCAACTACCTCGATGGTGATAATGACGTGCTCCCCGCGTGTTGCCCGTATCTTCCGGCTGGCGAATGGAACGCCGGTGGACTATGGGATCGGAGCGTTCCCGTCTATGATTTGAGCAAGCGCAATCCTGAGTTTACGGAGAGGATGCAAGTGCTTGCCGCCATGTTTGCCAAGTATAAGCTCGTTCCCGTTGTCATCATGGAGGATAGGTGCAGCGAGGCGCAGGAATCGACGTGGATGGAACACCTTGACCCCTACGTCTGCAACACCGACAGATATCCCGGTTGGGCGCAAGGTGACACGAATCATGCTGGCGGTGGTGGCAATCAGGATATGCGCCTCAACGTCTATAAGGAAAAGCTCGACCAGGATATCATGGACATATTCAAGGCCGCTGGCGTTACGGAAGTGTGGGGCGGCGTCAAGAATGAGTATGGTTATGACATGGGGCCTGGGAGTGCCTATCCCGTCACGCTTCAACTCGAATGGTATGCCTCACGCGCCACGTCTCTTCGCGCTAGAGGCTACAAGGTCATCGGCTCTGCCGTGCCGCCCATCCTGACGCAGATCGAACCGTATATTGATGTTTATGATGACCACGGTTTCAGCAATCCATCTCAACTACCGCTATCCCCGACTCGAACATATCGGCCCGTCATCATCAATTCTGATGGTGCAGATGGACACGGGTCGGTATCGGAATTTGGTGCGCATACGCTCGACGCAGATGAGGCGGTTGCACTGGGCACGGCGGTTAAGGACAAGGGATACTACGGCATCTGCATCATATTCCAAGAGTGCTTCAAGCGTAGCCGACCAGCGAATATTGGCGAGATATTGTCGTGGCCCGTGATGCTGGCTATGTCTAAGGCGATGGGCTGGACTCCGCCCACGCCACCTATTCCACCTACGCCACCGACTCCTCCGACACCGCCCACTCCACCCGTACCGCCTACGCCTCCTACACCCCCGGTAAAACCATGCTCTTACTTTTGGCAAGCTCACAACTATTTGCATTGGCTTCGCTGTATTTTCCTGGGACGGCATTGAGGAGGATAAAATGAGACAAACAGACACTTGGGCTTGGGCCATCATTCAACGCGATAATCCTGAGGCACTTCTTTATGATCCACCGACGGAGATGATGTGTCTTTATAATACAAGAAAAATGGCTAGGCTTGATAGACAGAAGGAAGAGCGTGTCATTAAGGTAACTATAACGTGGGAAGTAAAATGACTAAGCAAATAATCATTGGACTAGGGCTATTTGGATTGCTGGTATGGATATTGTGGGGCATCGACTTTGCCGATAGCCGAGAAGCCCCCAGAGAATACGCAAAGAAAGGAGCAAAAAGGAAACATCATGCCTGAGCTTAGCTTTGACATTTTTCCCGATGAGTCAGATTTTGGCGCGAGGGTATATTTTAAGATTGCCGATGGGCAATTTTCCAAAAAGGACAAGGTGGTTATCGCGGAGATACGCAAATTCGTAAACCAAGAGGGTTTTCCGCAAGTAGCATACAGCATGAGCAAGGTTACAGACGCACAGCGAGAGCGAGGAAAATTCAATAAGCAGATACAACTTGGCTTAGATACTTTGCCGCAGATCATCGCACGGCTAGCAGAGATACTAGAGGCGAAAACGGGGATTGTGGTTAGCCAGGCGGCCCCCGCCGCACAGAGGATGGCGCAGGAAAACCAGGATGCAGATGTAGTGCAAGGGCTAGATGAGTTTGGGGAATTTGCGCCTACGCTAGAACAGATATTGGCGCAGACAAAAAAATAGGGCGGCACGACGACCGCCCATATCCTCCTTACGCCTTACGCCTTGATACGATGCGCCCAAGTATGGCGCACATAGCGGGCCAAAGCAACACGCACAGAGCTAGTATGATGCGGCGCATCTTATCCTCCTAAAAAATATCTCGCTTGCCAAACTCCCGTTTAATGCCAATGACTAGCTGTGATATAGCTATGCCAAGTGGCACGATACACGATACCAGACACACGGCAAGAAATAGGCGAATGATGGTGGAGGCGGTCATTTGCCATAATCCTTCAGGAGTGATCGATACTCTCTCGGGCTGATCTCGGCATAGAACACGACATTGACCCCAGGATACTTTCTTGTTAGGTCGGAGTTTCCGTCATATCCCTCGTCGATTGCCTCCACCACGCGCTCATCATTCAACACGACAAACACGCGGCGCGGATTGCCGTTTTTGTCATTACAAGCATTGAGTTTAATGGCGTTCACTTTATTCTCCCTTAGCCCGCCTCATATATAAGGTCTTATGGCTATTATTTCATAACTTCACAATAGAAAAAGCCGTTATCGGTCTCCCAACATCGGACCTGCTCAACATCGGCTAGTTCGGGGAACTCTTTTCGGTCCTTGGCGTTCATGTCGAAATAGTCAATTTCGGTATCGCCGTCATAATCGGTTTGATCCGATCCCCCGTCCATAATTAAATCATAGAAATACGGCGAATAGACCATTTCGCCTTCAAACTTGCCAGGATCGCGAATGATCCCGCGTTCGTCCACCTTGTAATCCCGTTCGATTTCTTGTCTATTCATTTTGTCCTCCTGTTTATTTCAGGTCACTAGACTTGATTGCTTTACCAAATGCCTTTGGTTTATAGCCAAATTCAAAATGCTGATATTCAGCAGGACACAACGTTGTAAACACTTCATAAAATCGTGGGCCGTGATTTTTTATTCTAGCAAACCAATGAGATAGTTCGTGGGCTATGTAATATATAAAGTATTCAGGATAGTGCCAACCATCAACGTCTGTGCCATCGCCATTAAATGCCCATAGGGGAATAACGATTAGGCCGGTGCGAACATTACAATAACCGGCCAGAACGTCTCTAATTTCTACTTTCATCCAAGATGATCTGTGCCAAGGCAATTGATTGCCTCGCCTGGTATCTTCAATGATCATATCAACGGCGGCCCTAAGCTCTTGAGCTTCCCTTGAGTCTGCGCTTACGGCTTTCATCTTGTCTTCCCAATTTTCATTTTAGACCTATTTGGACTAATAGCAATAACCTTCTTATATAAATCGACATAAAATAGTGTTGTAGAAAACCATATATACTATATATTGTGTTTTGACTATTTGATATAGGTAATTTCAAAAACACGGCCTGACAGATACATAAATTTCTCTCTACGATCATCTAGAATCAATCAACGAAAATGCCCGTAGGGTGATAAGGGGGAGATGGAGATCGCCTCACCAGCGCAATCCTGACGCGATGTTTTTAGGCGCAAATCATGAAAATAGGCCACATTGGGGATATATAGATATATTTGGATATATTGTCTTATTAGATATGCGGCATCATATCCAGATCATCTCCAGCTCGATCGAGCTAGCTCCGGCAGCAATCCCCCATTCCCCCACCCCGCCCCCCTATATACTTATATCGTATATCTTATACTACATAGTTTATACTCTTACTACATAGTATATCCATACGACTAGCCTTACCATTGTAGATACAATGTAGATACTCATAGATCATTGACAATGGACCATGACACCATTAGACCCATTATCCCCATGACGCGCGCCAGATGAAATAGACTACGAGTACATTCGTATTATATTTTTAGGCATATGGGTATTCTATGTGGTGGGTGATGGTGCGTAGAATGTGGTTTTTATGGTGTTGAGGCTATGCGTAGTGGCTAGTTTGGGGTTTTGTGGATGGGGGTCGGTAGGGTAGTAGCGGGGTATTGTAGAAATGTATAGATATGTTAACATCTACGGAGAAGTGTTGACATTTATGATACGGGGGCGTATAATTGATAGCATGATAGGAGGACAATATGAGTAAAGCGTATTACGAGATACGGGATGAGGGTATGGGTTGTTTTTATTGGTCGCTTCATTCGGGGAATGGTGTGCAGGTTATTGGGTGGAACGGGCCACAACGTTCGGAGGGTGAGTGCCTTGAGGCCATAAACAGGCTTGAGGCTATTGTGGCAGATCATCCTCGGTGTATTCTGCCAAAGGAGTAGGCGTGGGCATATTCAGTAGGGTAAGGGCGTTGTGTGCCAGGGCGGATGCTCAGGAGGCGGACATTGAGGGTATCAGGAACGCCATCAGCTACCTGAGCGAGAAGTTGGCTAATATCGAGTTCGAAAGCGGCAAGGTATTGAAGGTCAAGAAGCCCGTCAAGAAACAAGCGGGCCGTAAATAGAGTGTATCCGTTCTTTTGATTTCTTCCACTCATCCGGTGTCATAGTCATCATCTTGGCGTAAAATCTCTCCGGCTCTATATCGAGTAGTTTGCATACCCGATAGTATGAGAATGTCCACGATTCGTCGTCGGCGTTGAACCACAGGTCGTTCTCGATGATCTGCTTGGAGACGGTTGCTATGCAGGTGCGCTTAGTCCTGACAGCATAGCAGTTTTGGTCAAGCATATCGGGAAGTGTAAAGTGGTCGTCAACGGCTCGGAATAGGATGGCCGCAATTAGGTTCAGGTGGTTGCGGTATAGTCGCTTATCAGCGGTGGTGGTCATCCTTTCTTTCTCTTTCCAAAGAAGAATCCTCCATAACCTTTCTCGCACCCCTCCCAATCCTCTGCATAGAAAACGGCAATAGTATCAATCTCAAGGTCATCCAGGTAATCTCCCAAGACCCTTTCGTGAACCATCTTGTTCTGTTTGTCGTCCCAACGATCAATAGACGCCTCTATTGACTTTCCCTTTTTGAGGATGTAAGGATTGATTTTTTGTTTGTTAAGCCAAGTTATCTTCATGCAAACCATTATACCATCACGGAGGATAAATTGCAAGCCCCTTGACCTCGGGCGTATAATACAAGATAGAGTGATTACCATTATACGGTACACTATTAGCGGTATGGAAGTTGGCCCCTTTTTAGGGGTTAAAAATATAGGGAATGAATAAACAGGAGGCCTCCTGATTCCCTCTCGCAAGTGGTACTCGGTTAATCAAAAGCTGGATATGATTATCAGTATGCTGAAATCTATCCAAGACAAGGAGAAACACATGACAGTCGAATTGGATGCCATCACCGCCGCCGTCGCTAACATCGAGGGCGAGGCAGACTCCATCATTAAGCTTTGCAACGACCTATCAGCGGCATTTGCCGCCTCTAAGGAAGACCCCGCGGCTATCCAAGCACTTGCCGACTCCCTGAAGGCCAAGGCCGCCGCTATTGCCGATGCGGTTGCGGCTAACACGCCGGTTGCTCCTGCGCCCCAAGCGTAACCATGTCCCTCATCTCAATCATCATCTTTTTGGCCTTAGTTGATCTGTTGCTGTGGGCGATCAACACTTATCTGCCCATGCAACCTTCGATTAAGAAAATCCTGAATGTCGTGGTTATCGTGGTCGTGGTGCTGTGGCTTCTCAGCGTATTCGGTATCCTGCCTAATAACCTTGGGGGCATCAGGGTAGGTCACATCGGGTAATGGCTCCCCTTGCATTGGAAAGGAAACTCAAGAAAGAGGCCCAAAAGAAGTTCGGCTCCTCGGCTAGTCCGAAGGGCCGAGCCTACGTCTATGGGACGATGCGTCACAAAGTGGGATGGAAGCCCAACAGAGAAAAGAAAGGTAAATGACTTTAACTTGTCCCTGCGGTTGTGGTCAAGTCTTCGAGGATAAGGATTCTAGGGGACGAACTAGAAGGTTTGTATCTGGCCATAATTCCAGGGTTGATAATCCCCATCGCACAGATAAAATAAGTGGCAAGTGTGACTTCTGTGGGAACCCAATTATCAGGGAGCCGTCTTATTGGGGAAAGGGAAAATACCATTTCTGTGATAGACGCTGTAAGGCCAAATGGATTGGCGGGAAACTTAAGAACGACCAAGACTTCAAGGACAGACAGAGTGACCTGATTAAGAGCCGGGGAAATAGGCCGCCCCTACATCTTGGTGCTAATCATTGGAATTGGAAGGGCGGTATAGCTAAAGACAGCCGGGGACAGGATTATCAGTATTTACAGTGGCGAAAGTCTGTTCTAAGAAAGTTTAACTACACCTGTCAGATGTGTGGTGTTCGCGGTGGAAAGTTATCGGCTCATCATCTAGAGGCGTGGAGTAGGTTTCCAGAAAAAAGATATGACCTGGAAAATGGTTCATGCCTACATTATATCTGTCACATGCAATTACATGGATTAGCATAATGCCCCTAACAGGATGGGATACTTCCCCCTCCAAGGAAGTCTTTGTCGGCATGAGGACCAAGGATAAAAAGATTGGCAAAAAGAAAAAAGAAGTCGGGGACAGACCCAAACCAAACACACCGCCCTGGCGCGCCCATCGGCGGCTCCCCCGACGATCAGATTAACTCGTCTACAGACGAAGACATAGACGCCCCCGATATCTACAAGGGGGATATTAACGGGTTTGTCGGGGAATTGCCCATCAATCTCGACCGAGAGATGAAAGAGGGGGGCAACCTCCGCGATGAACTATCCCTCAACCTCGCCAAGTGGCTTCAGCAGGAACTAGACAATCAATCACGCCTCGTTGATAAACTAGCCATTTGGGATAAGCAGTATAGCGGTAAGAAGCGCGAGAAGGCATATCCCTACCTCGGGGTCAATAACTGCGCCATCCCTGAAACGCGCATCGTAACCGATGCCATCGTTGTCAGGATATTCGACAACGCATGGGGACAGAAGAAGCTCTTTATCTGTGAGGCGCGTAAGGCCGACTATATCGACACGGCTAAGCAGTTAGAGGACGCCCTTGATTGGTGGCAGAAGGATGTTGCCCACCTCAAGGACAAGTTGTTCTCGCCAACCATGCAAGCCATCAAGACGGGGACGAGTTTCGTTAAGTTGTCCTATGTCCAGCGCAACAGGACAAATTACCGATATGCGTCACCTGCCGAAGTGTCACAGAAAGACCCCGGCCTGTTCAAGTTTAAGAACGGGCAGTACGGCATCAAGAAGGTGATGACGCACTATAATGGGCCGGACGTTATGCCCATCAGCCGCGAGGACTTCGTTTACTCGTCTGACGCCACGAACCTTGACGATTGCCTGTTCTGCGGTCATAGGGTGTATCTCAGGAAGCCCGAGATCAAGGCGCGAGTATTGCAGGGGCTGTATGACGGAAAGGCGTATGATGAGATTTCGGCTCCCGACCAGATAGACCAGACCAAGATTAGTCGGGCAGACAGCAAGGGCATCGAGGTCAAGAGTGAAGAAAAAGACAAGTACGAAGTGTGGGAACTGTGGCTCCGATATGATGTTGACGAAGACGGCGAAGAAGACGACATCGTTGTTACGTTTCATCTCAAAACCAAAACCATACTTAGAGCCATCTATAACCCGCTATTTTATGGCTTCAGACCTTTCGTGGCTCTGCGTTATGCTCCAAGAGAGTTCAGCATCGAAGGTGAAGGCACCTGCGAAATCCTTGAAAAACTCCAAGAAGAACTCGACAACCTTCATAACGCCCGCCTCGACAAACTTGACCAAATCAACGCCCCGATGGTTCTGGTACGAGAGGGTTCAGGACTTGAGCAAGACTTCCGACTTGCCCCAGGACTCGTCAAGGTAACGAGCGACGACCTTGAAAACTGTGTCAAATTCCTCGAATTCCCTGATGTTTACACCTCAACCTTCACAGAGGAAAAGATAATCACGGACTATATGCAACAGGCATTGGGCATCGGCCCGTCGGCCCTTGGCTTGCCAACGGCTGAACGACCCGTCGCCCGAGAGACATACCAGCTCCAACAGGAGATGAATAAGAAGTTCAAGTTCGGTAACGATAATATGCGCGACCGCTTTGGCGAGATCGGCATGAAGGCCGCGATGATGATGGCCCAATACCAGCCCAAGTACACCTACTATACGGCTGGCGACAAGGGCGCGATGCAAGAGCAGACGATGGACTTCCCCTTCGAGTTCCTGCGTGACGCCGTTGGTATCGAACTTATGGCTTCGAGCGAGCTACAGAACACCGAGACGCGGCGCGAGAATAACCTTATCGCCTACCAGATGTTGAGCGATTATGATACGAAGTTGGCGGGTATGGTTCAGACCATCCTTAACCCGATGGTGCCGCCCGACTTCAAGAAGTTCTTGATGGACGTGGCGATACAGGGTGGTCGTTTGCTCCGCGAGTTCTTGGACGACATGGGCAAGCGCGATAGCGATACGCTGGTGCCGGATATTGGCAAGAGCGTGGATTTAATGAAGGCACTTCAGCCTCCACCGCCCCCCCAGATGCCGCCTCCGGGCATGGGGCAGGGTGGCCCCCCTGGTCCTGGTGGGCCGCCTCAAGGTGGCCCTCCGCCGCATGGTGGTGGACCGCAGGGGCCCCCCGGTAGGCCACCTCAACAGGGAATGCCGCCGATGGGCGCACCTCGTCCACCGCAGGGACCGCCCCCAGGCATGAATCCTCCGCCAATGCAATAAGGAGAAATGATGTTTAAGATTATCGGCTCCATTCTTGTGTTTGTGTTCTCGTTGAAGTTCTTGGCTGGCCTAGTGGCGGGGGTGCTTCTTCACGTCCCGCTCAAGAATATTGCCATCTTTATTGTCTCAGAGATTAAGAAACTCTTTGGCAAGAAGCCCGTTGCTCCTGTTCCCGGTTCTGGTAAATGACTAAAGAACAGTTCTATGTTGAGTGGCAGACAGTAAGCGGCATGGAATTATGGAAACTGCTCAGAAAGAGGGTAGAGGATAATCTAGCCCAATCCATGAACAGGTGCGCTACCAACAACGATGAAATGGAGATACGTCGATGTCAGGGACAAGCCAGGGCGCTAGGCGTGGTGCTTGGCCTCTTGGATAATCCCGACCGTCTATACATGGGCGAGAGAACTGTAGATACTACGGCCTCGCTCAAATAGGAGAAATTATGGCAGATGAATTGGGACAACCGGCCCCCGTCGAGGGTACTCCGGCCCCGGAAACTAAGCCCGCTGAAACCGCCCCGGTAATTGGTGGTAAATTTGCCGGAAAAACGGTTGAGGATGTGGCAAACGCCTATGAAGCCCTAGAAAAGAAGCTCGGAGAACAGGGCCAACAGCTAGGACAACTCAGGGGCGAGAACCAACAGTTAACCACTTTTCTACAGCAGGTGGCGAACCAGGCCCAACAGCAACAGAGGCCACCGGCCCCCGTTCCCGAGCCTAAATGGGATTGGGAAAAGCCGGACGAAGCCGCCGCTCAGATTGCGGACAAGAGAGTTGACAGAAAATTGGGTGAGTTTTACCGGACAATCCGCACTCAACAAGCACAAACGAACATGCAGTATGCCAAAAACATGGCAAAACAGCAACATCCCGAGCTTTTCTCGGGAGAAGCAGAGGGTAAAGTGGATTCGTTTATGCAAAACGCCCTAAGAAGCGGGAGTGTTGACCCGGCGCTCGTCGAAAACCCGCAGATGTGGACTTCTATGGCCTATGTCATGCACGGTATCGACAGAAATTTCAGCCTCGGTGGGGCTGTATCTCCAACTTCCCCGACATTTACTGAGCAACCCGCTGGCGCTCGGCCCAGGCGAGACGAGTCCGATGAGGAACCCGTCGTCATGGAACCCGAGTTTGAACAGGCGATTAAGGACATGGGATTGAAGAAGGAGGATGTTGTCAAGAACCTAAAGGAAGATCGGAAAAGGGGCAGGAGATAATCTATGTTAAGCCTTAACGATATAAAGTACGTTGACCTCAAGGCGTCTAAGTGGGATAAGGATGCATCCAACCGTGAGAAGGGCATCTATTTCTTCGAGAAGAAGGTCTATGTGGATTATCGTTCAGTCCGCGCCCCCCGACCGATGTGGTGGTTTGAGTGGTGCTATAACAGCCCGGATGCCATAGAAGATTGGAAACAGAAGTGGCCTGGGGCAGAACTTCTCTCGATCAATGATGATTATTGGCCCGAGGGTGGAAACGCCAAGGATGGTCACTATACTTTCAAGGATGTTATCTGCATGAAGATTCCGCTGTCGGCTTATATCGCCCAACGGAAAACTGAGGTAGATAGGTCTAATTTGGCTACTGGTTCTGTAGCGGCATCGTTTTCTGCCGAGTGCGGACCGATGAGTCTGAGCAAGGCGGAAATCGAAACCATGCTACCCAAACTTCCGTCGTCTTGACGACTAATTCTTAATTAATTCTCTGTCTCTTAGTCAGGGCATAGGAATTCGGCAGACAGGAGATAGAAATGGCAACAGGTGTTTATAGGATTTCGGGGCCTCCGAATATCCACAACTATACATCTGCGGCGGCTGTAAATACGTTCTATGCCGGTGATTTGGTCGGTCTTACTAGCGGTGTCTTGGTTATCGGGGCGCACGCCAACATTCTTGGCATCGCCCTCAAAACCTGCACGGGCACCGCGACCGATGTTATCCCGGTGGACGTTATCGCCCCGGATGATTCAGATTTCATTATGAAGTATGTCACGACCACGGCGGTCACGCTCAAGGGTACCCAACACAATATCACCTTTTCGGCTGGCGCACAGGTTGTCAATGCAACCGACGACGCAAGCAACGATTGTGCGATTATTGACTTGGATGCTAGGGATGCCGTAGCGCTTAGTGGCGGACGCCTCATCGTTCACTTCCCGGCTGTCTCTGTAATCGGAAGTCAGATTTGAGGAATGAGGAGATAGACAATGGCATCACCAATTTTGACAGTATGGGATACTAGTTCTGGTAAAGATGTCTTCAGGCGCTTGGTTCGTGACGTATTCGACAATACGAAGCGCGACGCCCTTATGGAGTCTGAGAAACTCTATAAGATGAAGACGAGCGACAAGCTGTTCGAGAGAGGCATGAGGATGGCCGGTATGCCCTACGGCAACTACGTTGTCGAGTCGGGCAAGGTTCCCCTCTATGACCCGAAGTTCGGCGGGACGCTTGACTGGTATCAGAACGAATACGGCATGGGCTTCCGCGTTTCTTGGATGATGAAGAAGACTAACCAATGGGATTTGGTGAAGTCTTGGACGACCAGCCTCCGCATGAAGCTCGACGAGACTAAAGATGTCGAGTTGGCGCGGCTGTTTAATGCCCCCACTTCATCTGTTTCGAGGGGCGGCAGGGAAATCAACGTGGGCTACGATGCTTTTGTGCTTGGCTATGCCCTGCACTCCTGCCTTGATGACGCGGGTTCCACCTATTCCAACCTCGGTTCGGCTGACCTGAGCCTCGCGGCTGTCACGGCGGCTGAGCTTTATTTCGACACGCTCAAGGATGACCAGGGCGCAATTTTCTTTGTCAACACCAAGGGCATGGTTCTTTACCATCATCCTTCTCTCAAGGTGAGAGTGGCGGAACTTGGTCGGTCAACTGGTAAGCCCTGGGAAATTTCCAACACGATGAACTTCTGGGAGGGCCGGTTTGAGCCTTACGTTTATCGCAGGTTGTCCTCCACGACGGCATGGGGCGTTGCGGCGGTCGGAGACTCGCGGTACGACCTTAAGTGCTTCACGCTGGCTGAACCGGACATTCTGACGAAGGATGCTTCGGATAACTCCATCGACACCATCGTGCTTGGGCATCAGGCGTTCTCCTACGGGTTCGGTGACGGACGTTTGGTTTACATCGCAAATACCTGAGAATAAAGGACTTACGAGTGCCACAAAACTTGACTTGCGCGACCTGCGGTAAGGAATTTCTTGGATACCGTTATGGGTCGGCCAAGAATATCTTTTGCTCTAAACCATGTAAGGGAAAATTCATGGCGAAGCAACAGGTCGGCAAGGACAATCCTTGTTGGCACGGTGGCAAGTCTCAGTATTATTGCATGGCCTGTGGAAAATCGTTTGTTGCTTATAGTTCTGAATACGGTCGCGGCGGTGCAAGATTTTGCTCTTACAAATGTGGTTATGAATATAAGCAACGGCGAACAACTCAGGTTTGTGGAATTTGCAGAAAAGAGTTCGAGGCTTTTATTTATGACGTTGAACGGGGAAAGGCAAATTTCTGTTCTAGGGAATGTTCCGGTAAATGGAGAAGTGAAACATATCGCGGTGAGAATCATCACACCTTTGGTAAAACATTTTCTGAGGAACACCGGGAAAAGATAGGTGCGGCTCATCGCGGAGAAAAGAGTTACCGATGGAAGGGTGGTATAACCCCGGAGAATAGAAAGATTCGTAATTCTACAAAATACAAAATGTGGCAGGTATCTGTTTTTGAGAGAGACAATTATACTTGCCAAGAGTGCAAGCGTAAAGGTGGTTATTTACACGCTCACCACATTTTGTCATTTGCCATGTATCTAGAAAAGCGTTTCGATATAGAGAATGGCCTTACTCTCTGCAAGACTTGTCATGATAGTCTTACTTATTGCGATATGCCAATCGTCAATATCGCCGTCCATTCAGAGCAATCGAATGGCAAACACGCCTTAAATTCGGTGAAGCCCCTGCTCAAAGAGCGAGGTAATACCGAGCCAATACCGAGCAATCGGGAAGGTGTAGAGCACAAACAGGGCGCATCCTTAATGGATGAAGATATGTGCCAGACCACGAACGGAAACGGCGGCGAAAGCCGAAGTGGGATGGACCCGAGGTTACTTTACATAGGTAACACATGAAAGACGTAATTAACTGATTCTAATGAGGATACATATGAATCAAGTGATTACATAGGAGAATGAAATGAGTGTTATTCCTGACATGATTTTCGGCATGGGTGGGGTTCCTGTTGGTCAAAGTCCGCAGTTCGCGGGTTTTTGGGGCGGCCAGAATATCTTTGTGGATTATGATAATGGCGTAGCGTCCAATACCGGCACACAACCTTATGATGCCTGTAAGTATCTGGACACGGCCATCGCCAAGGCTAACGCTTGGGCGACCATTTACGTCAGGCCCAGGATTCCCGATTATGCCGGTGGCGACCCTAATGGTTTTGCTCCCAAGGCGGCGGCTAATCTAGTTACTACGGCAACGCAGTATGGCCTGTCCATCATCGGCACCGGGACGGGGCGTGGGCCTCGCTCCTCGGGCTATATCACCACGATTCAGGGGTCGGCGACCGTTACTAACACGCCGGTTTTGAAGATTCTCGGACCCTATACGGACATTGAGAACTTGCACATTAAGAAGGGTAGCGTTACGGCACAGCCTTTGGTTCTATTTTCTGGGACTCCCTTTGGCTCTGTTCTCTACAACTGCAAGCTCAATCAGGGTGACGGGACGACCTATGGAATCGGGTCGGTGTGCGTTGACAGCGCATGGTATGTAACCATCGCCAACAATTTATTTGACAGGTGCGCCCTTGGCGTTTCTACGGCGGCAACTACGGCAGACGTTCAGGGTCTAGAGATTGCGGGTAATGAGTTTTCTGGTGTTGGTGGCGCAAGTTCCTACGGGGATATTGTAATTTTCGCGGGTTCGGCAGGGGTGTTGAGAACTATCATTAGGGACAACATCTTTGACCACGCCATCCCGAGTGCCGGTTATGCCAAGTATATCTACAGCGTGGCGGCTGGTGGAACCAACACGGGAATTGTTGCCAACAACTTCTTTGCGACGGCGACTACGGCCCTCACCAGCCTTATGACGCTTACCGGAGAACTCGAAGCCGGGAGCATGAGACAGAAGGGCTTCCTGACGTAAGATGGCACCGACGATTATCATTCGCAGTAGGCTCAAGAGCAGGGGCAGGTCAGATACACACAGAATGTTGAAAGATGAAGGATGGGGAGGCGCAGGGATGACGGATGAACAGGCAGATAAGTGTGAATATCTTGAGCGACAGGCGAAGAAGTATGGCATCGACCGTCCAACTCAATTCAGGCAAGACCTTATTGACAAGGTTGATTAGTTATGACGGGGGGCTGAAATGCCCCCCTTTTATACGATTTAGGAGGATTTAATGGGCAACCCAAAAGAAAAGTCGAAGGCGAAGGGATTTTATCACGTCAGAATCGTCAACCCTGACGGCACCGTAGCTGGCGATAGCGGTTACTGCGGCCCGAACCAGATCACGAACCTGGGCTACAACTACTATCTGTGCGCCCTTCTCGGCAACACGACCAACTCCAAACAGGTGGGTTTCATGGCTCTCGGCACGGGGACGGCCCCCGCCGTGGCCGGAGTCACTCTGGATGGAGAGGTTATGTCGTCCACGAAGCGCACGGCTGTCACGGTGGCTGTTAGTTCGGATTCAAAGAAGGTCAGGTTTACGGCCACTTTCCCGTCAGGCTTCTTGTCTACGACCAGCACGTTGCAGAACATCGGGCTGTATGCGGCCACCACGACCGACAACCAGTTGTTCGCTGGCAACACCTACGCGACAAGTTCCTGCGCCTCGAATCAAGCCTGTAATTGTACTTACGACATTTCCTTTTCGTAGATTCTCACCATGGTTGCAATCTGAATTGAACTATGGTATAGTGGTGGCATGAGAATACAAAACGAAAGGCTTAAAGACGTTGAGTGGCTTCGGTCGGAGATGGCGAAAAAGTCTATGCACTTTATTGCCGATGAACTTGGGTGTACTTACACACAGGTTCGATATTGGGCAATTAAGGGTGGACTGAAACCGGCGAAAGCAGACGGTAAGCAACAGCGTCCGCAGAAAAATCCAGAGGAATGGTCGCGGATACTAAAGCAAGCCTATGCTAATCGCTGGCCTGAAGGTCGCACCGGCAAGGAGGCTGGAAATTGGAAGGGTGGTCGGAGCAAGCATCCAATCGGATGGCTTATCTATACGCCCGAACATCCAAAACGGTTAGAGATTATGGCTGAGTAGGAGGACATCAGAATCATGGCCGCAAGGACGGTGAGGGAAGTATCTGCCTTGCTCAAGGGCAAGGCCAAGGTGCGTATCGACTGGGGGTGCGGACAGGACAAGATGACGGGACACATTGGAGTTGATTTAAGGGAGCTTCCGAGCGTGGATGTTATCTGCGACTTGGAGGCTCCCCCTTTTCCTTTTCCCGACGCCTGTGCCTGTCAGATGGTCGCCTCGCATATCGTGGAACACATCAAGCCGTGGAAGTTCATCTCGGTGATGGATGAGTGGTGGAGAATCATGGAGCCAGGTGGCCTTCTCGCCATCGCCCATCCGTTCGGGGTGAATGACTTGTTTATTCAAGACCCCACGCATTGTAATCCGTGCAATCAGGCGACTTGGCAGTACTTTGACCCGCGCTACCCGCTGTGGGGAATCTATCGTCCTAAACCTTGGCTGATTCAGCGCGGCTACCCGATGTATCAAGTTTCAGGGACGATGGAAGTCCTGATGACTAAACTAAAGGATGAGAAACATGCCAAACCAGGAACAGGAGAAATGCCCCCCGCTCGAACTGTCGGTCGAGGACGGGGCTAAGGCTAAAGAGGCGCTAGGTGGAAAAGACAAAGAAGAACCCGGAAAAACTGACGGAGATGAACGGGTATCGTAACGGGTACATCATTTCCCGGGAAGCCAAACCGCAAAACCGAGTCTGCGTGGGCGTCCCGATGACGGGTGTTATCCGTTCGGAATGGATGATGGCCCGATACGGACAGGTCATCCCCTGTAATTGGTCACAGGTGGATATTATCCAATGGATAGATCAATGGTCGCCCATGCAGTTTCAGGTGGCCGATGCCCGGAACATCATCGCCAGCGATGCCGTGAAGAAGGATTACGAGTGGCTTGTTTTCATCGACCACGACGTTTGCTTGCCACCCCTATTCCTTGTTCAAATCAACGAACACATGCTGAAGGGGAACGTCCCTATTTTCGGCGGCCTATATTGGACAAAGAGCATCCCATCGGAACCTCTCGTCTATCGAGGGCGTGGGAACAGTTACTACAAGGATTGGAAATTTGGGGATAAGATTTGGGTTGACGGACTCGGCATGGGCGCGACCGTCATCCACGTTTCTATTCTCAAGGCGCTCTACAAAGAGAGCGAACCGTATCCCGGAAATTTTGCCAATCGAGATTACGTCCGCAGGATTTACGCACAGCCCGTCAGAACGTGGTATGACCCTCAGGAAAAAGAGTTCCATACGGCGGTCGGGACTGAGGACTTGGAGTTCTTGTCTAGGATTATGAAGGACGGAATCTTCAAGAAGGCGGGATGGCCCGAATACGAGAAGAAGCAGTTTCCCTACATGGTGGACACTGGGATTTACTGCCGCCACATCGACTGGGAGGGCATACAGTATCCTACTGCGGGAGAGGACGGAGCGTTCATTCCCAAGAAGAAAAAATGAGTGTTTACTACGTCTCGAAGGCTGACGGTAGCGATAGTTACAACGGCCTCCTAGACCACCACACGACGGGCTCTATCGGGCCGTGGCTGACTATCATGCACGGCAACGGTCGGCTGTCTCCTGGGGATACTCTTGTAGTCCGCTCCGGAACCTATCAAGAGGCGATAGCCTGGACATCTGCTGGAACGGCTGGAAGCCGAATCAGTATCCAGAACTATCCGAATGAAACACCCATCGTTGATGGTAATTGGACGCTTCCGGGCGGTGGCTCATATTACAACTTCCTAGTAAACATCAACGCCGACTATGTCACCTTACAGGGCATAGCGGCCAGGAACTCGTCCGGCGCTCTCGTCGTCCTCAACGGAAACTATGTTTACGGCATAAATATAGCCGGGAGTTACTGCATGGAATCCGGCCTCATCGCAGGATGGACGGGATGCGTTTTCGATGGATGCACGATGACCAAAAACGGCCAGATGCTCGACCCCTCTAGCCCCCACTACGACGCTAGTTGGCAGTACGGTTGGGGGTCGGCCATCGCTACAGTAGGAACTGACACCATCATTCAGAATTGCGTCTCCCACAACAACTGGGGCGAGGGTTTCAACGCCTACTCGTCAGCCCATAATTCAACGATTCAAGATTGCACCTCCTACGATAATCAGGCCATTAACTTCTACCAGGACTCCACGAACGGCGGTACGGTGCGGCGGAACATTGTCTATTCGACGGGGGTTTACAACCAATACGGCATGACCATCGGAGCCGAGAGCGGCCAACCCCTGAGTATGTCCGTCTATAACAACCTAGTTATCGGGTGCAAGGTCAACTTCCACATCGACTCGAATGTGACCGACCTTTCCAATGTCCATGTGATGTACAACACATTCGTCAACTCCACGGGGAACGCAGGTGACGGCTACAACATGGGTGTCTATTACAGACCCAATGCGACGACCTTCTCGGGATCGATTTTCGAGAACAATATCGTCATCGAGGAAGTCGCTGGCAGGGTGCCTATTTCCTGCCCGTCATCGCACTCCGGCCTGACCTTCTCCTACAACGGCTGGTCGAAGGCCCCGATAGCAACCTGTCAAGGAACGGGCGATGTGACGGTCGACCCCAAGATCACAAAGACGGGTTCGTTCACGCCGGGGAACCTGACGGCGGCCTATTTCAAGTTGCAGGCTAGTTCACCCTGCATCAACAAAGCGGCTATCTTGGCCGAAGTGACAACGGACTATTACGGCGTGGACAGGGACGGCGCTCCCGACATGGGGGCCTGCGAGTACAACTCCCCGACAACCCACATCTACGAGGGAATAAAGGTCAAGGTGTCATAAATGTCTACTTTAATCTGGACTAAGGATTTCGAGGACAACAGCCTAGCCGATATGTCGGTGACGAATGGCGGTCAGACTGTCGCTATTCAGACATCCATCTACCACGGCGGGACACACGCCCTCCGTGTCTATAGCCCTTCCGACGTAGCGCAGTACGCCCTGTATAATTGCGGGGCGCAAGCGGCGGTGAACGTCGGCAGGTTTTATATGTACTTTGCCGCGTGGCCCGACAACAACGACCTGCTTATGAAGGTAGCCAACGACTCAGACTCGGGCTACCTCTATTTCAATACATCGACCAAACAGGTCTGCGCCGACATTGGGGGTAGCCTCGGAACCTACCTCAACAAAACTCTCAGTTTGACGACATGGTACTGTTTCGATTACAAGATCGCATGGAATACGACTACCTGGACGATGGATTTCCAGATAGACGGGAGCGCGGCGACGCAATTTTCTGCGGCAGATACCGCCGCTTCCGGCACGAACTATGTCTGTTTCGGGAGCGTCCTTTCGGCTAGCCGCGATTACTATTATGACGACATCAAGCTCTCTCAGACGGCGGGAGACTACCCGATAGGCGCGGATACCGGGACAACCCTAAGCGTCTCCGTCAACGAGGACAGGATCGAACCGGCGCAGAGGATCATCATAGGATAAGCGATGGCTTATAGTATCAATAAGGCGGAGTCGGCAAAGACCGTATCTGAGTCCGTAGCGGTCCATATCGACCCTAGCGTGACCAAGTCCGAACCAGCCATCACGGTCACATCGACCGCCGTAGTCCTATCCATCCTGCTCTCCCTAAGCGTAGCTGATGCATCGGCTGTCTCCGATACCATCCCGCACATCAAAGAGTGCATTTCGGTTACGGACACGCCCTCTATGCAGGGGCCGTCGAACGTAAACGTCGCGGAGTCCGCAAGCACGGTGACGGATACCCCCACTATCCAGGGTCCGTCAAACCCGAGCAAGGCCGAGCCAGCCATCACCCTCTCGGAGAGTTGTCTTGCGGCCCTTTCGAGTATCGGCATAAGCGTTTCGGAATCGTCATCTACGGTAACTGACACCCCGACCATCCAAGGGCCGTCCAATCCGAACAAAGCAGAGACGGCTGTTGCGGTTACGGATACACCTACCGCCCCTGCCGTTGGTTCACCATCCCCGAATGTCTCGGAAACGGCGTCAACCGTCAGCGATACAGATC